GGGCATTTAATTCGTTGTGGCATTGATCACCTCCTTCAGAGCTTTCTTGAGTTGAGTCAATTGATCAGTGGGGCACTGGGCGAATAGGCGAGTAAAATACTTCTGCGCATTCTTCACTGCGCGGTCAAGATTCCAGCTTGGTTTGCGCCGCTTGGGGCGCCGCTCTGCAGCGACTCTCGCAGCTTTCGCCAGTGGCACCTTCTTCGCTTTAACGTCATCCAGCAATTCCGGCGCGCTCTCCATCACATTCAGGAACTGCTGCGCCTTGCGCTCTGAAACGCCCATCTTCTCGGCCAGTTGCTTCCGAGCAGGCGGAGCCCGTTTCGGCTTCGGCGGAGGCGCGGGTTTGTCATCCTCGATCTTTATCGAATAGCCTTGTGATCGTTCGGTCACAAGGCTATTTTTGGGACGGCCCCGTCCCGCCGTCTTACCACCTTGCGCCGCCGCCGTCCGCTGCCGTTCAAGCGCCTCCGCCCGAATCACCGGCGCAGCCTTTTGGCTGATCTCAAAGCGCTGATCATCATCGAGGTCGCGCCGCTCATAATTCATCTGCCATATATACTCGCCGGGGACCAAAGCGCCCTGATACTGTTCCACCTTCGGTTGTTTATTCAGTTCCAGGCAGATGCGTAGGCGATTGCGACCATCGAGTAGTACATTTCCCAAAAGGACAATAGGCACCAATTGGCCGTTCTTCTCAATCGATTCCTTTAGGCTTTCGTAAGCCTCGCCTTCCATCAGGGGGAACATTGCTGCCACCGGATGAACGCGATAGTTGCCGATGCGTTCTTCTGTTTGATCAACAATGGCCGGTATCATCTCTCCTCCACCGCTCCGCAATGCCGGCAGCGGACGCCCTCAAACCATCGCCACTCCAGCCCGCCATCCGGCGAGGTCACACCAGTCGGAAGCATGTCCGCGACGGCTTCCAGGCAACGCCAGCCGCAGACTGAGCATTCATCGCTCTCGTCTTGTTTCTGGCCGCTCATCAGCGACAGACCAAATGGCTATGCAAGGCCAGGTCGGCGCCGTCCACATCCATGCCGCTCTTCAGCGCCTTTCGTATCGCGCCCACTGCCGCTTCCGTCTTCACACGGACGAGCGCCGCATCCTGCGCGACTGCGGCCGGCGCGAACTGCTGGAGAGTGCTCATAATCGAGAGCCAGAGCGAAAGCGGCATCTTCATTTCCGCGATCAGGAACTGGGGATCGAGCTTGCCACCGTCTGTGATCTCCACGGCTTCAGAACCGCGGATGAAAAGAGTATTTAAGCTGGTCTTCAAATTATTCCAGCCGTTCTGCTGCATGACGCGGACGGTGTACTCGCGCAGATGTTTCTCTGCCCGTTCACACGCGAGTTCCTTCTGCTTCAGCCGGTCGCGTTCATCGTGGATGAAATCCTTTTCGGCGCTGAGACGCCTCAGGACGTGCGCCAGCCCATCGACCTTACGCACGAGATCGCCAGTGATCTGCTCGATTTGCGCGTCCAACTCCGCGATCTTCTTCAGCACTTCTTCGCGGTCCTCATCCGGCAAACCCATTCCGAGTTGGCCCTCATACATCGATCTCATTTCGTCGCGAATCGTGAGTTCGTCCGCGATAGCGAAGAATGTCTGGTTTGTGCTGGCAAATTCTTCGCTCATTCCGCTGGCTCCTTCTCGCGTTGCGCCTGTTCCTCCATCGCCTTATGGAGCGATTGCCAGAGGGCCGTGAACGCCCGCTTCGCTTTGCCTACTGTGCGATCCTCTCCCGGCCCAAGTCCGCTCTCCAGTAGGATCTGGTCATATACGTCTTCGGTATAGAAGCGCGAAAAGTGTTCCTTCATCTGTTGGAAAGCGCTCTCGATCACCTTCGTGCTCGTGAACGTCGCGAGGACTTGATCGAGCGTCATCTGCGGCTTCTGTGATGGCGCTGGCGGCGGCGCATCATTGGCCGGCGGTGGCCCGTCGAAATTCTGTGGCGGCAGCGGTGGTTCCGGCGCGTCATCCGGCTGTTCGTCCTGGTCCTCTTCGTCCTGGGTGAAGAACTCGCTGGCATTGCACGCGACCAGCACGGCGGCGACGAGCGCCCGCTTCTGACTCATCTTCTGGATCGTATTGATCTGGTCCGCGATATCCGGATTCGGCACGCGGTACACTGTCGAATCGATCTCCCAGCCGGGACTCATGCCGCGGGCTGTCTTCCTCTGGATGCGAACGGCCTTCCCGGTTTTGATCGCATCCCTGAAAGCCTGCCAGTAGGCGGCTGGCTTGCCGTACTTGCCGCTCGTCTCCGCTCTCTCGATCGCGAAGTCAAATTCCGAGATGCGGCCGGCGCGGCTCAGGAGAAGCGCCTTGTTCAGATGCTTCGGGATCTGATCTTCGGCCACCCAGCGATAACGGTATTTCGACTCGCGGGAATTGCAGGAGCCGTCGCCCTCCGCGATCAGGATTCCGTTCCGGAAGAGCTTGCATTTGTACCAGAAGTAAAAAAGAAGCTCGTCGCCCTCCCAGATCTCGATCTTCTCGACCACCTCGAATTGCGGTGCGAGGCCGAAGAAACTGCAAAGCTTCTCTGCCCCAGGTTTCAGAAGCGACGGGCGGTCCACGCCGGGGATCGTTCCGAAATCCTTCCCCTCGCGCATGATGCTCTTCGTGAAACCAACGACGGCATCGCGGCGCTGAATGGCCTGCAATACGGCCATCACCGGAAGGAACCGTTCCGCTTCCGGATTCGGCGCGGGCGGGATCACGGCCAGGTTCGTGGATGGCGTGCTCATCATGCCGCTCCGTGCTTGTGCCGGAAGTCCTTCGCGAACGGGCAAGTGCTGAAGTGGCTTGAGCCATCGTGGTTGTGCATCGCGCTCTTGCCGGAAGAGTAGCGGACCCAGACCACGTTGGCCTTGCATCCGGAGCAGACCGCCGGCCGCGCCCCCACAAGCTGCAGAAGCCGAGCAATGTTCGCCTGTAGCCGCTCGACCTCCGCCATCAGCCGCTTGTTCTCCGCGGCCACGAATGAATCGATAATCTTGTCCACGGCTTCAAGTTCGTTCATCGGAGTTCCCTCCGCGATGGTGCCCACTCCCGCGCCGTCAGTTCGCGACAGAAGTTTCGGAAACACCATTCGCACGCCCAGTGTCGATCCGCCCACCGGACACCCGGCGCGGCATGACACAGTTCGCAATCGTGTTTGTTCACGTTCATGCGGCCCCCTTCCGCCGGCCGCGTCCGGTGCGCTCCGGAGAATTGGCGACGGATTCAGTGACTGGCAACGGCTCTCGCTTCGCCACGTATCCTTTGGTAGGCGAGGAGACGGTGATGCCTTCATCGGGATGCTCCTCAAGCTTGCTGATGAATTCATCACGAAACATGTCCTGTAGCGTGTAGCTGGGGCCGAAGATTTCCTGCTTTTGCCTCAAGCGTTGGTGAGTTCTGAGATACTCCCATTCTTCGACGCGAAATACGATCTTTCGTTGAATCATCCGGACACACTCCGAGCGGTTTGCTTTTCGAAGCCGGTCATGTTGTTGATCGCCGGCGCCGTTATCGGGAAAATGCCGCCTTCATGGCGCCGTCAGTTTTGAATACTAAATCCGTTCGGGGGCACGGGTCAAGAGGTCTAAATGGCAGATGCGCTTGCAGTTATGTCACTGATGGTGACATTCGCAGTATCTCGATAAATGGCAGAGAAAATATCATTCGAAATATCACTCCGAATGACACGCGGAGTTATCCGGAGCCATCCGAGCCGTGATTTAAAAGGATATTCACCGCTCCCTCCTCGATCCAGCGCCACGCTTCAGAGGGAACCAGGAACGTCTCGTTTCGTTTCTGAGCGCACGGCAATACTGGTAGATTTGCAACAAAACTCTGTGTGCTTTCTCGCGCAAACACATCTCCCCCACGAGATGTGACCAGCACGGGAGTAGGCGGCTTGTCCTCGCCTCAGACTAAGGTGAATCCCTTTGGACTAGGAGCCGCGCTCTGTAACGTAATATTAGTCCTGGCACTCTCGTTTGTCAACGAGAAATTCTTATGACTCTTATAGTTACAAGGAATTGGCGCACGGCTTCAGAGTAGAAAATCTCTGTTGGATTCCCGAAGGGGAACACGATCACCAAAGCCGAGTATCTGTGCTCCGCATCGCAACTGGGGCGCCATCGGGTTTATGCAGACAGGATCGCGTCCGTAAATTTCGCATCCGATTGAACTGCGGTAGGCGAGAGGCAAGAGGCAGGCAGACAGAGTCCTGGCCCATATCAGGCACGTTGCCCCATTGTGGACACTTCAGGGTTTGGAGCCGTTCGCGGCCGGCGCGGGGAAGCCGTTGTCCTTGCGCCACTGGTCGATTTGTGGACTACCAACTTCGAAAGCGGCCAGCCGCGGCATCACGGCCTGAATCGCGGCGGTGATCTGCGTATGCACCGCATCGGCTCGATCATCCTCGAGGTACGGTGCCAGGTGATCCGCAATGTGATCGACCACATCGCTCGTCTGGAGCAGGTACGGCCCGAGCTTCTGGACATAGGCGTCCGGTGTCTGTGGGATGCGCTCCGCCAGAATGCGGAGCCGTATCCAGGTGTCATCCGGATTCGGTGGCGAGGGCTGCTGAAGCTGCCCTGCGGCCCATGCGGCGAGCCCGCCGTAGTTGCGGTCGCGGACGACTGGCGAACGCGAGTACTCGCCCATTGCGGCGAAACGGTTGGATAGCGGCATGAAGACCTCCGTTAGACAATCTGATTGATTACTGCCTCGACCGCGCCCTGTAGCACGGGATCAGTCACCGCCGAGCCTGTGCCTTGAACGTTCGGGTCCATCACGGTTGGCGGCGTAATCTGATTCGCCTGATAATCCGGGTTGCGGTAGCACTCTTGCGCCCACCGCACGCGGGCATTGTGCGCCGTGACGTTGGTCGCTTCGTTTAAAATTGATTCCGCGAATTTCAGACACGCCACCTTCACGCGCCCGATGAATGTTGCGTCTTTCATTAATTGCGCGGATTCATCGTAAGTCAGGGCCATATTTCCTCCTACCAAAATTCCCGCCAACTGAAAACACTCCCACCATTGCCTTGCAAAAGCCGATAGTAGTAATTCGGGGGCACCCACGCGAATAGCGAGACTGTGATGCCATAGGCCGTAGGCGCCGTGAACCAACTCACGAGATCGGTGTTTGCGTCAGGAGCGCTTCCGGCCCCTACCAACAATTTCAACGATCCGTTATTGGTCATGGATGCGCTAATCGCAAGCCATAGCCACTTTCCGGTGACATTCTGAAAAGCCGCATCCCAGTTTCCTGTGCCATCGCCGCCGTAACCAGATGTGGCGCGATTCCGCGAATTGGCAAACGAGATCGCGCCGCCGCCCGTCGCAAGCGCCGCGCCGTTGACACGATAGGTCCCCGTAATGTTCACATCGCCCGAGATATCGAGCCTGTAAGACGGCGAAACGCCGATTCCAACATTGCCGGGCTGTCCGGGAGTCATCGTAATAGTCGGTATAAGCCCCTGATTCACCGAGTAACCGATGCCAATCTTCAGCTTGCTTGCGTCCGCGTCATCGATACCGAAATAGTAGTTTTGGTTCGCCGCAGCGTTCATCAGTTCAAATGCCGCCCGATAACCTTGCATTGTGATCTGGTTGGCGGTTGAAGCGGTTCCCGAGCCAAGCACATGGAGTAGACGCCCTGGACCGTTGTTGTTGATACCAACCAAGCCCGTGTTGCTAATCCGCATCCGCTCCGACACAGCGGCTGTGCCGTCTGCCCGCGTATGGAAGCTAAGGACACTGCCCCGATTATTAGCCGCAGATCCGCTTCGTGATCCAACAATAAGAGCAAGGCGCTTATCGGTCTGGTTGTTAACCGGATCTGTAAAAGTTAGAGCGCCGATCACAGAACCATCCGCGTCTGCCTCTCCCGTCATCATTTCAAGTGCGCCAAAGGTCGTGGAACCCTTCACCGTGAGATAGGATGTGCCCGTTTGGGGAAACCCAGTCGGCGCTATACTTGTTCCGATCCCCACGTTGCCCGCATCCGTGATCCGCATTTTCTCCGTAGTGGTCAACGTCGTAGCCGCCGTCGTCGAAAACGTGAGATACGTCCCCTGTACGCTATCGCTCCAGTTTTCCGCCGCGAACACGCTCATGTGGCCGCGACTTGAGGTCGCATAAGTCGCAGAGCCGCGCCCCAGAGCGCCGAATATCCCGAGCGTGAGCCCAGACGTAACAGCGGACGGTGACGCCGCCGTCCCGAGTGCCATGCGGGCCGCGAACGTGGGGATGCCGCCGAACCCGTCGAGCACGATGCGCGGCGTTCCCGAGTCGATTGCGCCGACATGCACAACGGTTCCAGACGGTGGCCCTGGAAGCGTAGCCGCATTTGTGCTGACGGTAAGTCGCGCCGTAGGCGAGGAGGTTCCCAGACCGACATTGCCGGTATTAATCAGCCGGTATCCAGCCGCATCATGATCGACAGTCCACGGTGTTTGTGGTTGGGCTGCAGGGGTGGCCCACTTCATCCCCAAGGTCTGCGTTGAATCAACAGTCAGGACCTGTCCATCAGTGGCGCTGATCGGCAATCGTGAGACGGCACTTGAGCTTCGCGAGATCAGATCGCCCTTTGTCGTGGTCGGGTCTACCATGCCGCCAGCGCCGGTAATATCGCCCGTGGTCAGGACTACTGCGCCGGTTCGTCCGAATACGCTCGTCACGTTGGCCGAGAGCGTTACATCGGCAGTCAACGCGCCGCCGCCGGTCATACCGCTGCCAGCGAGGACTTGGCGGGTTGAAGGCACGCCGCCGGCTGCTGTGATATCCGCAGAGGTCAATGTGACCGTGCCGGTTCGCCCAAAGACTGATATTACGGCGGCGTTGAGCGTCACATCTGCTGTGAGTGCGCCGCCGCCGGTCATACCGCTGCCGGCAATCACTTGTCGCGAGGGAAGCACGCCAGCCGTCATCTGGATGGTGGCATCCGGAAAGCCGATGCCGCCGCTCGTGGATTTAATCAAACCGCTCGCAGTAATCGAGCCAACATTACCTAGCGAATGGCCTGCCGCATCGATATCGCTCACCCACGGACTCTGGCTCATCCCGGTGGTAGGAACTGCCCAGCGCACGCCCAGTGGCTGAGTAGAATCGGCGGTTACAACCTGGCCGTCCGTTCCCACGGGAAGTCGCGAAAGCGCCGTCGAACTGCGGACAATCATGTCGCCCAATGTGGTCGTCGGATCGATTGGCCCCGGCGAGACGCCGCCGGAAGCCGAGATCGACACGTCCATGCGGTTGTTTGCCGCAATATCGCTCACGCTGATCGAAATATTCGAGCCGGCGATAAAGTTGATCTCGCGCCGATTCGCGGCGAAGGTTCCGTTCTGGCTCGCGCGGATCTTCTGGGTAGTGGTGTCATCGACTACCGCGAAGCTCCGGTTCGCGCTCAGATCGCCGCCGCCCGTGAGGCCGGTTCCGGCAGTCAGTGTGCGCGTTGTGGGCACGCCGCCTGCCGTGGTGATATCCGTGCTGGTCAGTGTGACCGCGCCGGTTCGCCCGAATACAGAGGTCACTGCCGCATTCAGCGTCACATCCGCGGAGAGCGCGCCGCCGCCAGTCATGCCGGCCCCGGCAATCACCTGTCGGGTTGAAGGGACGCCGCCCGCGCCAGCGAGATCGCCCGAGGTCAAAACCACATCGCCTGTTCGCCCAAAGACGGTCGTCACGTTCGCGTTGAGTGTCACGTCCGCGCTGATGGGGCCACCGCCACTCATGCCAGCGCCGGCGAATACATGGGTTGCGGACAGAGCAAAGCTGGGGGCGCCCGCGATCTTCGACCAGGCGAGACTGGTGATCCAGGCCGGGTCCGCGTAGGAGAGCGCCGATGAGATGGCATTGGTGATCTGCGCCGCGGTATAATCGCCGGCGGTCGCGACAACGGCCCCGGTTCGCCCGAATACCGAACTCACCGCTCCGGTATTCGGCGCCCAGCGCACGCCCATCGGTTGGCTCGAATCGGCAAAGAGAGCGTAGCCGTCCACCCCAACCGGGACCTTCATCAGTGCGGTGGCGCCGCGCGCGAGCATTTCACCTTTGGCGGAGGTCGGATCGGTGAGCACGCCGGGGATTACCACGTTGTTGAGGGTCTGGCCGTTGCCGTTGATCGGGGCAGTCCAGAGTTGCTGGCCGAGCGAGATGACGCCGGAAGCGCGATCGATCGAGAGCGGCTTGTCAATGAGAACGCCCGTGTCCGAGTAGCGGCTGATGGCATAGTTGCTGCCCGCATTGCTGCCGCTCTCGGCAGTGGCGTCCTTGCCTGCGCTCCAGCGGACTACGGGATTCGGTGAGCCCGCAGCGGCGTATTGTGTGATCGATTGCGAATCCGTTCCCGGCGTGATCTCGACGGGGCTTGTGTAGTACTGGAATGAGCCCGAGCCATCGAACACCACGTTGGTGAGCCGATAGCCGCCGGCATTCACGTCGCCGCCCCAGTTTCTAATGTCCAGGCCTAAAGAGTTCAGGTCATTCGCATGGAGGTAATCGCTGGGCGCGAAATCGATGCGCGAGAGCCAACTCGTGCTGGTGGGAGTTGCCCGCGGCGTGGTCGAGACGACTTTGCTCGTTGGGGGCACGGGAACCTCCTACAGTTTCGCTACGCCATTGGGGTGCGCGTTCTCATCAGTTGTCGGAAGAGACGCTTGCTCGTCCGGAAGGTCCACGATCACGTTGGTCCGGTCGATATGCGCCACGTTATACCGCTCAATGCCGAGGCGCTGAACCGCCCCTTGCACCAGTTTTCTCTGTAGTTCGATCACTTGCGGGAGCCGTGCGCGGATGCGCTCGTTCTCAAGTTGCATCGAGCCGAGTTGCGCCAAAAGCTCGAGCCGTTCGCTTTCGAGCGCCTGACTCTGCTGAAGTTCATTCGGTTGTAGTGAAAATGCTTTTTGCATGGTTCTCCTTTATGGGGGAGTCGCATCCCCGATTTTGACGATGATTCCTGCCCGCACATGAACGTATCTCCCGTCTCCGGTCATAAAGGAATCGTAATTCACGGGATTATAGGTGATCCCTCCGATGAAAGCCCGATACGTTCCTGCCCGAATGATGCCGGTCCCGATATCGACACTGTTGCCTACAAAATTGCCGCTCGTGTCGATGACTGTCAGACTGCTCGTGGCGAAACTGCTGCCCTTGACCAGCCCACTCGACGTGACCGTGGAGACGTTGACATTCGATCCATAGAAGTCGCCGCCCTGAAACCGATTAGTGGCATTGATCTGGTAGCAGGCAATGGTATAGCCGGCGGCGTTGACGTTGCCGCATGTGATATTTCCCGATCCCACGTTGAGCGAACCGCCCACAAGAGCGCCGCCGCCGATGGCCGTGAAACTCGTTCCGGAAATCGGACCCACCACGGAGAATGACGCAGATGGGCCGGTGAGTTGGAGCGCTCCGCCTACCTGAAGACCGCCGCGCACAAAGACGTTTCCCACGCCATCCACAGAAAAGTTGAGGCCGGAAGGGCTGGCCGTGCTGTCGTACATCTTCAGGTAGCTACTGTTCGCGTGACCGCCGTCGTTCGCGGAGATCAGGACCACGGGATTATTCGAGGTTGAATAGAGCGTCATCTCGCCCCACCACTGCGATCCGCTGTCGGAGCCGAACTGGTCGCCGTTCCAGGCGTAGATGGCGCACTTGCGGTAGCCATCAGGCCCGTAGGCGATGATGCCGCGTGTGATAATGGCGAGTTTTTGGTTTGGCTTGTTGCTATCGCTCAGGCTGATGCCGGGATGTTTCCAGTAGGAAGTATTCGCCGCTTCCGCCACAAAGGCGTCATAGCCGTATTCGAGATGCACCGGGTAGTTTGTGGGATTCGTGCTCGACGGGTAGTTCTGCTGATAATCGATCGTGAATTTGTTGATCTGGCGCAGACTCACGTTGTTGTTGCCGGCGACGGTCGAATCATAGCGGGCCAGGATGCGCCAGTCCGCAAGGTTTTGCCCTCCGATGCCCAATTGCTGGAACCAGGCGCCAGCCAGATTCACCGCTTCCGGCCCCACTCCCGGCACGCCTTGCGCGACCTTCGCGCCCATGCGTCCGACTTCCAGGTTGGTATTGTCGCGAATGCTGATGTACGGGTAGCTGGAGCCTTTCACATCCCAGCCGCCAACAATCACGGTTCCTGCTTGATTCGCGTAAATCGGCGCGGTGTCAGGACCGTTGCCGCCCACATAGAGTTCCGCAAACCAACCGCCATACACAGACCGCGGGGAACTTTCGGCTGGCGGTGTCGTGTGATCCTGCTGGCCCATCCAGGCGCGAAGCACGTTCGCGTTGTTGTAAACCGCGATCTGGCCGTTCTGGGCGGCGCCGAAACTGGGTTTGGTTCCCGGCACGTATCCTGGTTTATCTGCCGTTCCCGTATCGGAAATGTTGCCGCCGCCTACGCGCAGGATCGAGCCTACGAAAATCTTGGGAGACACGATGGCCTTCACGCTGAAGTCCACCGCCGGATCGGTCTGCGACGGCCAGGAGAACTCGTCTTCGTTCCACCATCCGCTAGGCAGGCGCGAAGGCACGATCTGTCCCGGTATTGGCGTGAAGGGATGCGTGATGCGTGGCGTGACGCCGGGGAGGATCGTGTTCTTGTGGCCGGCCATGTCGCGTGAGACGAAATAGAAGTCCCACGAACGCGCTCCCGGCGCCGCTTCCCATTCGGTGTCGAGACTGGTGTCGCTCTTGGCGGCGTCCCAATATTTCGGTCCCGTGCCGGCGAGCGAGGAATCAGAGAGCGTTCCTGCGATCACTCGCGCAATGCTGACGCCCCCGAATGAATTGTCCGTGGGATTCGTCCACCCCTTGATGTGATGGCGCATCAGTTGTACGCCATCGTTGCTCATCTGCTGCTCCGTGACGATGGTGACGCCGGCGATCCCCACAAACGTGGTGTATTCGCCGCCGGTCGAGCCAAGCCCCGGTGGCCCGATATTCCAGACGACCGTTGGCACGCGAGCTGGTAACGGTTTCGTCGGGTCCGCGCTCATCTTGCCGTTGTAGTCCGTCGAGATCGCGGCGATCGTCCACGGTTGCGTGGTCTTCGGCCAGTCGTTGACCCAGAGCGTGGTGTGAGTGACATTCGCTGGCAGAGGACTCGGAGGAAAGAGGCGCGGCGGCTGCTGATCGACGCGATAGAACGAAACGGATGCGAAGCGCACGCTGTCAGGCGGCGTCCATGTCAGATCCGCCAGCGCAAAATCCGTGCCGTCTGCTTCCACTTCGTGACGGTAATTCGAGAGCGCAAAACCCGTCACATCCGGCGTGGTCGCCTGTCCCGCGGGCGGATAGATGACCGTCACTTCCACGGATGGCGTGAGGCCTTTGACGATGGTATTGACGTTACTGTCGATATCTACGGAGCGAAACCAGACGATGTAGTGCTGCGTGGAGCCGATTGCGATCTGCTTGGTGTGCCACTCCTCCTGCTTATCGACCGGCAGGAACGGCCCCTGTTCACGGCTCCCATCATCGTATTCGTAAGTGATCTGGACGCCGCCGAACGGCTTCAGCCCCTTCGGCAGGGGGATGGAGGAATCCGGCTTGTCATAACTGAAATCGAGATGATACGTAGGGCCGGCGGGATCGTCAAAGTTGTCCGTATCCGTAGCGGAAACGTTGGTCACGAGCCACGCATGTTCGGCGCCGCTGACGTATTCCCCGATTACGCCGCCGATGCCGAGACGCACGCTAGGCGTCGGACTCGGTCTGTTAGCCTGTACGAACTTCGCGGTCTTGTTGGGACTATAGGAGAGCAGATAGATGCGAACGGGTCGCCAGACAGGTTTGCCGGGAATCGTAATATCGACCGGCGATTCATCATTGTCGGCAAATCGAACCGGGTTCCAGGTTCCGGCTTTGCCGCTCGTGCCGTCGAGCGGCGTAGTGCCGTCGAGCGGCGCGTTGCCCTTGTCGGAGATATCCGGGTCTTCGACGTAGATCTTCAGGCCCGAGAAATTGTCCACCGTGGCGGTGGCATCCGGTATCCACTTCACTACGCATTCGATCTGCTCGTCCTCCGTCTCACCGGACCAGCTATCCCCGATCGTCACGGGCGGCGGTTCAGGAAAGGCGGCGGGCGGTGGAGGAACTGATCCGCCGGGAAGCCCTCCGGTCACCAGAGCTGGCGAACTACCATCGCCGGGGATTTTGATTCGGACCATGTAGTTCGTCGTATTGTCCGTGAGCGTGACGCTTGAGGTATTGCCGGGAAAGAAATCGCTCGTAGTGGGATCGACCTGAACGATAACCGTGTTCGTGTCAGCGGAAATCTTCTGAACTTCGAATTCCTGGTTCGGCGTCTGCGCGAACGGCAATAGAGTCGCGACGGCGCCCTGATTCGTGGTGTCGAATCGGATCAGCCGGTCGATCTTGCGAAAAGTGTAGTCGAGCGGCATACTACGTCGCTACCGTGTTCGTGCCCTGCACGCCGGGGATGTAAAGCATCCTCACACATGCGTTGGTGTCGTCCACCTCGATGGCTTCTTCATCGATGGTGATCCCCTCGATCAGTAGAGAGATGCCCAGGAAGTTGTCGATCTCGAGCGCCGAGATCGTCATCTGGGTCGGGTCAGCGTTGGTAACCGGAATGTTCTTAGAATACGCCCAGCCGTGGTCCGTGACGATCCAGATCGAGGTCGCATCAATCGGAAGCGGCTGATCGAGCGTGTAATCGGTCGCGCCGTTCGATATGATTTTCGCCTGCATCCCGCGGCTCTTGCCGGCGATCACGCGCACGATCTGGCCCACTCTGGTGGGATCGTTAAGCGCTTCTCCGGTGTGCGGCGGAATGTTGGTCGCATTGCTCAGGCCTGGATCGCTCACCACATATGGATTCGCAGAATTGTCCACGCCCTTGATGCAGACCACGAACACGTCGCCCACCTGAACGCCGGCCGCTTCCGGATTGCAGTCCACGCTGAATTCGCCATTGGTCGGATCGAAGCCACGAATATTGAAGTTGCGATATGGCGCACGCCCGTCGCCCAGTTGCCGCCCGATGATCGTGAGCACGCGGCCGGTCCAATCGTCGGTCCCGGCGGCATCCACGCAATCGGAAGAGATGATCATCGAGTCCGTCGTTCCGGTCACCGGAGCGCCGATGACGCCGCCGTGGATGAGCACCTGAGCTCGCAAGCGGAGCGTCATCAGATCGAAATCGGGAACCGCATAGGTGGACCGCTGGAGCGGCCCGGTGAGCGTGATCGACGCCGGCTGGCCCGTGCCGTTTGCCTGACCGCAGATCAGGTCTTCCGTGTCGCTGGCGAAGAGGACCCATCCGGTGAGGCCCGTGAACGCCGGCCACTGAATCCCATTGAGCGTGATCGTATTGGTATCCGTGCCCACCGGAACTTTGAGGACGAGGACCTCCGAGGGAGGGCTGTAGCGTCCGGTCGCATCCACGGCGCAGACTTGGGCATAGAGCGTGGTCCCGCCGGGGATCGAGCCGCCCGTGCTGGAGCGCGTGATATTGCCCTTCTTCACGCCCACGGCGCCGCAATTCGGGATGAACAGATTGCACGGAAGCTTGCCGGAAAGCACGGCGAACGTCATCAGCGTGCCATCGGCGCGGTAGGAGTAGCTCTGCGCGAGGTCAAAGGTGTATTCGCCGGGATAGAGCGCATCGCCGGGATCGCCGGGATAGAGCGCATCCGTTAACGCATACCTGACCTGATATGGCGCCCATTGGCCGAGCGGCTCCGGGTAGAACAGGACCGGAAGCGGTTGCGGGACCGCGCCTACAGGTTGCGGCCCCACTTCCAGGTCATACATCGAATCGACGCATGAATCCGCCTGAATGGTGACGCTCCAGTCGGAATGGAGCATGTAGCGTTTGATGCGGAACGGCCAGGTGTTCGCCTGGAACGGGCCGTTGCTGCCGGGACGGGAGCCGGGATGGGCGCCGGGATAGGTGGGCAGATCCGGATGCGTGATGGAGATGACCTGTCCGATCTCGTTCGACAGGCCGAGGAGCGTGGTCTTGAATTCCGCCCGCTTGTTGTTATCCCACTCGATGTACGGATTCGATTGATCCGTCCGCAGGATGCCGCCGATCTCCTCCCGTGTGCGGCTCACGGCCACGCGCAGCGCTTGCGAGAGCGAAGCCGTTCCCACGGAACGCATCGAGGAAGTCAGCGGAGCGCCGGCGCGGCCATAGTAGGCGGCGTGGTCCTTGTCCTGATACTCCGCAAGATCTTGCTGATATTGGAGCGCCACATTCGCGAACGTCAGCTTCAGGTATTCGAAGGTGCTCGAGATGGGCGCCAGATTCAGCGACTGGTAGAGCATCGAGCCGAGTCCATAGGTGTCCACCGGGACCGCGGAATAGCGGATGCCGAGCTTCAGCTTTCCGAATTCGAAACAGAAATAACCGAGAGCGCAATTGAGGATCTCGGTCAACCAATCGCGGAAGGGCTTGAAGTCCGCGAGCTGACCCTGGAATTGAAACTGGCGCTCCTTGTCCGGTTGGGAGACGATCGAGACATACCCGGCCTGGATCGCATCGTAGACCGGAATCGTCTGGGTTTTTCCGGTGGAGTCCTGCCAGGAGAAAGTATTGTTGTTGTGGTCGAGGTTGAAACTGGTGAGCGCCGCGCCCGTGGGGCTTATGTCGTAGGTGTACATCACCGGGCCATGCACGAGGGGATCGACCCAGAGGTCCGCGATATCGGCGCATCCCATGCCGTCCGAGCGTGTGAGCGAATCGAGCAGCAAATACCGCAGTTGCGTGGCGGGATCGGCATGGTCGATTCCCAGAGCGCGGAGATACGTGTTCGCCGCGACCCAGAACGGATTCGTGACGCCGGGGGCATAGGTGCGCGTTCCGGCGGGATCGAAGGTCGAACCGTACAGGCCCTTGGAGATGGGCACTTGCATGTTGTGCGATTCCGCCGTGGTGGGTGTGACGCCCTGGCCGGCGGATTTGGGATACCGGATCTCGCACACCGCCGTGCCGGCCGCATAGGGAATGATCCGGTTGGGCACGCCGCAATTGGAATAGTTCGCATCCGGCAGATCCCACCTCTGCGGGCTTCCAGCGCCCAGCGAGAAAGCGTCCACGCCTTGAGTCGGATCGGCCCCGAGCATTGCGGGATCGTAGCCAACCGATTGCCGCAAGCCCAGCGTGGGATGGTAGCCCGTGATATTCAGATCGGAGTCCGTCTCGAATCCCTGCGGATGAAAGCCGTCTGCGGTGGGCGCGACGATGAATTTGTATCCATCCGCATTCGTCTGCACAGACATGCCTTCATAAGCGCCAATGGGACCGGCGCCCACGATCCCGAGAATGTCGTAATAGTCGGACTCCTCGCGCACGGCGGCGATATCACAGTTCGACCAGTAAGCTCTCTGCGGCGTGCCGCCGTCATTGCACCAGATCTCGGCCAGCGGCTTGCCCCAGATCGAGTCCGAGAGAATCGAGGTCGCAGTCACCCAGTCGCGCCCGAATCCCATGATGTGCATCCCGCCCTGATCCTTGATCACAACGCTCTGCGGCTGCTCCGGATGCCCGCCAAAATAATTGCTCATGCCGTGCGAGAGGCATCCGTTGGTCGAGTTGTAGAAGTAATCGCAACTCGATGGATTGCCCTTGCCGCCGCCGGCGGTAGACCACGGACACGGGCGGAAGCCGGGAACCGTGTCCTGGTTGAACGGTTTCCAGCATTGCCGGCTGATCACACGCCGCGGATAGGATTGCGTGATCGGATAGAGGCCGTCCGAACATTGGATCGAGAACTGCGCCGAGCCGTCGAGTTGCCAGGAGAGAATGATTCCCTGCCAAAGCTGTAGCAGGATGCCCGAATTCACGTGATAGAGGCAAAGATCGATCTCCGCGAATTCGAGAGAACAGTCGTTCACCAGCTTCGCCATCACGCGATCCGCATTGCCGAAAACGAAACGCACGTTGTCGCTCCGCCCATCGATGGACTGCGACATGATCACGTCGTTGGTTCCAGGCACGCCCACGGAGAGAAGCCGCGGCAGGTAGGTGACCTGGCTGGGAGCGTTCGGAACGCCGTTGAGAATGATGCGGCGGTCGGAGAGCCAGATATCCGGCACGGCGGTATTGCGGACTTTGATATGTACGAGCGGGACGATGATCTGGACTTGCGAGGCAAGGGCGGTTTGGAGAGCGCTTGAGGGGAAGCGCGTGCAGTAGCTCGTTACGTTCAACGGGTTCACTGAAGCAGGATCGATGACCTCGATAAACGTCATGCCGGTCTGGCAGCGATTCGACAGATCGGTCACCGAGAGCGGCGGCGCGTCGAAGATGACGCGGTAGTTCGTGAACGTCTGCCGATCCGGGTTCGGGACCGGATAGAGGAAGCTCTGATACGAGCCTTGCACGGCATTGTAGAAATTCTGCAGGTAGTCGCGGTCCATGTAGGAGAGCGAACTCTTCACGTATTGAAAGTGGCGCGCGCCGCTACCGATGCCGTAGCGCTGAGTGCCGAGAGTCGCGAGCTCACCGAACCGATGCTCGATGACTTTCCAATCCTGCGTCATGCCGTAGCCATACTCGCTACGCATCATCGACCCATCGGCCCGCTGGCCGAAGACGAGATTCGATGGTGTCGGAGTCGGAACCGGGATGCGACCAATGCTATCCGCCATCAGCGGACCTCGACAAGCAGAAGGTTCGGCACTACGTGCCTTCCGAGTTCGGTATGGTGGCCCCAATCGCCCCGGAAAAAGCAGATCACGCGGCCTTGCGAATTGTTGCCGGCCGGATCGTAATTGCTCCCGTGCTGGTGACCGGGAAGCACGTCGAAAGGATCGTAATAGTAGAACGGGTTCAAACCGCCCTTCGTTGTGTTCCGCCAGAAGTTCAGGAGCGTGTTCAATTGCGCCGTGGTCAGCCGTCTTGCCAGCGTCCAGGTGCGCAGCGGAAGCGGCGGATTGACGCCGTCCTGAATCAGCGAACGCTCGTTGGTCCCGTCATTGTAGTTCACCCCGAGAATGGGATAGGACCACATCTCGACATAGGACGTGCTCAGAGACTGCGGTAATACGGCGCCGGGGGCAACCGATGCGGCTGCAAGGTTCGCTGGCACGGCGACAGGCCCTCTGGAATCAAAAACATTTTACCAGTGCCACGTTGCGGTGTTATGCGACGATCATGCCGGGACTTTGAAGCGTTAAGGCCTGATCCACGCGCCCGCTCGATCCCTGCATGGCGGCGGCATATTGCGTCTGGATCACGTCCGGAGTCACCACGTTGCCCTGCATGAAGCGGGCCGCGTCCTGGCCCCCGATATTCAGCGAGAGCGAGAGGTTCCCGCCGGGAGTGGGCAGGCTTCCACCTGATGGCCCGTAGACCGGAAGATTCGACTGATAGGTGTAGGGGTTGCCGTACTGATACGTCGCTTGCTGGAACAGGGTTCCGCCGGATTCCACGAGCGAGGCGCCGTGCGGCGTTGTCGCGGATTGCGGGAATCGGTCTGCCTGTCCCGTGCCGGCCGCGTACAGGCCGAGCATCTGGCGCACTTCCGGGGCGCGGACGGCCAGCGAAACATGGCTGGCGTAATTTTGTTTGGCAATGGCGACAATCTGGTCCGCTGTCGAATTGTTGATATCGATGTGGTAGATCTCGCGGACTAGGCGCTTCGCCTCGCGCCGCGGAGACTCGACGCCGGCGATCATCTCGCCAACTCCGATGCCAAAGCCTACTGCCGCGCCGATAGGACCAGCCACCAGGAACCCTCCTGCCGTGCCAGCCACCACGCCGCCAACGGTCCCTCGCGGTTCGCCCAACAAACCATAAGCGGCTAGCATCGTGCCCGCGCCGCCCACGGCAGGTCCGATTGGCGTGCCCGCAAATGGCCCCGTGCTCAATGCCTGTAGCCTCGCGGACGTGGTGGCGGTCTGCGAAGTGATTGCGCCGCCGTATTGGCCGATATTCGTCCCTACCCGGCTCAGACCGCCGCTACCGAAATAAGAGCCGCCGAACCAGCCGAAGGCTTTCGACATGTAAGCCTGTAGCGGATTCGTCATCATCATGGAGCGTCCCGGCGCTCCCGCGCCAATCGGCGCTCCTCCCAATCCCGCCATCGCCAGCGTCCCGGCCAAACTGCCCCACGGGTTCGTTGAGGGCGGAAGATTCGCCAGTTCCTGAGTGGTTGGCATCCCGCCGCTCAGAGCCGCCGCGCCGCCGCCCCAGTAGGTGCTCATGGTGGGAACGCCGAACGGATTCCATCCGCCACCTCCTCCACCACCGCCGGCGAGGCCGGCCGCTCGTGCCAGAGGGCCGAAGCCGCCAAGGGGGATGACCGAATTGGAGGGGAAGGTTGGCGGCGTGACGATGGATGGAATCGGGATACCGCCCACGGTCCCGCCGCCGCCGGAAGGCCCGCCGATAGAGTAGATCCCGGTGCTCGTGGGCATTGTTCCGCCCGTAGGCAGAGACGTACTGACGATATGGACCGGGACCGCGCCGTTCGACGTGAGCTTCACATCATTCAGCCGTCCGGTCGATCCGCCGAACATGCCTCGCATCGCGCCGGCGATTCCGCCCGTCCCGGTCGCGCCGAAGATCATCGGATGGAGGGCTTGCGCTGTCATCTCGCTCAGGCCGCTCGTGATCGGTTTGAGCGTGGCCTCGCGTAGCGTGCTCTTCAGTTGCTCCCCGAACTTGGATGGTTGCGTAAACAGAGTATGGAAGAGCGGCTCAACGGCGTCTTTGATCTCGTCCAGTTGCCGCCGCCGTTCTTGCGCCACTTCCTCGAGGTAGCGCATCTCCGCATCGTAAACTTCGCGGCTGTACTCCAGGCGCAGATTTTTATAGGCGAGGGCGCGGCTTTCCGCATCGCCATACTCGTCCGCGATTTTCGCGGCGCGATCGCGATATTCCTCCTCCGCATTCCTTCGGGCGATATCGAGTTCCTGCTGCGCGAAGCGTAGGCGGCTCTCTACCGTGCTGGGCGCCAGGATCTCCTGAATCCTCGCCGCGCCTCTGTCAGCGGTCGCTACGATCTCGCGATTATTCTTCAGGATGGATTCCTCAAGGCGGATCTTCTCGCGGAGTTCCTCGTTCTCCCGTTTCGCATTATCGAGCATCAAGCGGCCAGCGGCGGCTAGAGCAGCCTGTTCCTTGGCGCCGATATCGCCTGATGGAGTGACGCCGCCGGTCAACTTCAATTGCATCTCGTCGCGTTGGATCGAGCCATCAGGCATTCCTCGTAGGCCGGCGCGGCGGAGAATGGTATCGACCTCACGATCCAGTTGCGGTCGGAGGATGCGGGCCACTTCAGCCCGATCCGCAGTCGGATGCTCCTTCATCATCCGCATCATTTCCTGTTCGGCGGGAAGCATTCCATAGGGGTGTTCCGCTTTCTCTGCGGCTTCCTCCTGCAATCGCGCCATCGCCTGCGCTAGAGAGAGACGGTCGGCATCAGCCTTGCGCAGAGCTTCGACAATCTTGTGCTGATCCTCGTAGGCTTTGGTGGCTTCTCTGACTGCCTTGGCGTAATCTGCGCCGGTTCTGGTCCGATCTGCGATCTCCTCGTTCAGCTTCTTTTTTAGTTCACCCTCGTACTGCGTAGCGAATTCGAGATTACTTCTCCGCTGTTCATAGAGATAGTCCTGAGCGCCGCGATATTCCATCTGGGGCATGGCTCGACGGGTCACTTCCAGAGTGCGACCTTCAATGCCGGCCCGGCTTCTCTCAAGCAATTCCGAAACTGGCCCCGCGCCATGATAGCCGGTCATAATATCGATGGTTTCCTGACGCTCCTTACCGCCGATCAATGGACCAAAGGGCGCGGCGCTAGGGGCAAACAAGCCTTCGCGGACGATCTTTACGGTGAGGATAAACGGTTTTGCTAGGGAAGCCTTTACCTGATTGATGAACTGATCCCATTCAGTTCCGAGCAATTCGAGTTGATGATGGACTTCGTTGAGACGAGTAATCTGATCGTTCGACATGAACTGAATGCCTTGCGTTTCTTTCAAAGACTTGTTCAGTTCGATCAGCATGGGCAAACTGGTAATGCCAGCCCGTTTGAACAATTCAATGGCGTCCTTGTTCCTTGACCAGAGATTGGGCTGCTCTTCCAGCGCAGTCGATATCTGTTTGAAGAGTTCCATCGTTCCGGTAGCGCCTGTCTGCAGGCTCAACAGATCGATTCCCATCTTCCCCAAGGTTTCCCGCGCTTTAATGCCTTGCGATCCCGTATCTGTGATCGCTTGCGTCAATCCGCGCATCATGCGATCCACCACGCCGATATCCTGGCCGGTGACCTTGGCCGCATAATCGAATTGCTGCACCTCGCGAGCGCTCATGCCGGTGACAAGTTGGATTTCATGAATTCTCGAAGCGGCTTCTCCCATCGATTTCGCCGCTTCGTAAGAAGCCGCTGTCAACCCGGCAAACGCCGCGACCGCGCCGCCGATAATGAGAGGAGCGCCACGGAGCGAAGCCAAGCCTCTGGCAATATCCATTTCGCCGTAGGCCATGCGGCCTTCGAAAATGTCGCGGGCGCCGCGAACAAACAGCCCTGTAGTTCCGCTGCCGAGTAATCCGCCGCCGTGCTTGTCGCGTTCCTCTTCGCGCTTCTTCTCCACGTCGATCATCTTCTGGTAAGCGGCGGTGACGCGCTTCACGGCTTCCTCTTCTGTGCCAAGCCGCTTGATGATCGAGTCCCGTTGGGCGATTAGCTTCTCGACGCCGCTCTTGCCGTATACATCCGCCTGACGCTCGATCGAACGGAGATAGGTTTCCTGCGCCCGCTGGGCGCGTTGGCTCACTTTGACGATCTGTTCGGAGAAACTGGTGAAGGCCTGGTTGAATTTCTCAACCGAGCCGCCTACGCCCTTTTCCATCTCCTGGCGGGCGCGGTCGATCTTCCGGAATCCCTCGATGATCGAGTTTGGATTGAAGACAATCTCGATATCAGCCCCGGAAGGGAACATGCAGTAATCCTATCACTCAGGCAGTTTTTGCAAAGCCGCTCTTTATTACGCGGACGGATTTAACGCGCACGAGAATCTCGCGGATCACGGCATACATGGCCTGCTTGTCACTGGGCGAGAGGCCCCACATCTTGTCGAGCTTGTTTCGCGTCAGGATGATCATCGAGGCTTGCTGCGTGGTTGGCCCGATGACCACGCGCTCTTCACTGGCAACTTTCACCTTGCAGGATTGCAATGTCCATCCGCGAAGCGTCCAATCACGAACCGGAAGACCTCTGTATATCCGCGGCCCGCTCATCGCCACGCGCCGGCCTTTGAGCTTTTCCTGCGCGTAGGTTTCCTTCAGCGGTCTGGCCTGATTGTCTTCATTGTTTGATACCGATTGGATGCGTTGCTTCATATGATCCAACGCAACCTGGCCGATGGTCATCATACTTTCGCTTGTGAACGGCGAGAACGTCAAAGTCGAATGCGTGATCTTGGCCTGAAACATCGCCATAAGGCTATTCTGCAATACCTTCGTTTGCGGGGAGTACCCCTAGATCTGGGTGGATGGAGCGCCGTTTGCTACCCTGAGGGGCTATGCGAAAACTGCCGAAATTTATTCTGGCGGCGCTTATCTTGTTTAGTATCGCCAAGATAGCGTTAGAGATCAGAGACGCGAATAGACGGGCGGATGCCCTCCCCAAAGTCCAGGCAATGAATGAAGATCAGGGCGAGGAATATCAGAAAGCTCTGCAGGCCCCGGTCCCGCAGACCGTCATTAATGCGAATCGCCGGCTACATGAAGCAAACCGGAATGAAGTGGTTCAGCTTTGCAAAGCTGTCCGGACGGTCAATGAAAGCAAGCCCCTGTCTTCGCTCTCCATCAATGATCTGCGTCTCATGAAGGCGTGTGCCGCCGAAGGCCTTTAGCGTCCGCGCCGTTGCATCTCCTGAATCCGGCGTTGTTCCTCCTGTCGTTGCTCCATCTTTTCCCGCGTCTCCTTCTCCCACTTCGTCCGCTCCTGTTCCAGCACTTTGAGGCCTACACGCACATCCGCCGGGACCTCGCCGGGATCGATCCGATAATGCTTCGTGTCAAAGTCATGCTCCAGCACACGGTCCAATAGCTGACCAGCCCGCGTGACGGCGCGGTAGTATTCGACCTCCACAGTTGGGCAGGATTCGCACCGCTCGATCACCACGCCTCTCTGTTCGCAGGATGGGCATCTGCCGGGAACGCCGATATCCTCCGGTCGCCAGCGGAACTCGCACGCCACGCATCGGGCCGTATCTGCAAGTGGACAGGCGGTGGCGCCGTCCTCCTCACCGCCGCGGCAAAGCTCATCAGCGCGGAGCAATCGGTAGATCAGAAGCCGGATCGGCAGTGGTTCGCACCACTCATCCGGCGCTATCCGTTTGGGTCGAGCGACGGATCGAGTTCGTAGAGTTGCGAGGAGATCTCGCCGGCGACACTGCGCTTGTGATGCGGCGGGATCGTGGGCAGAAAGCTCTTCAGTTCGCCGCCTTCATAGACATGCGGCTGGCCGTTGCCGCCGGCGATGACGTTGAATTGGGGCGTATAGCCTTCGACGCGGAGCACGATGGCATCATACAGCGCCGCCGGGACCTCAGGCGGGAAGCGCCGCTCCTCGACATTGTGCGGGAGTTCCCTTGACCGGATGACGCCTTCGCGGTAAACCTGGATCTCCCGTGTGAGCGGCGTCCGGACGGTATGCACGGTCGATCCCCAGAGCGTCCGGATCGTGACGGCATAGCGGTCGCCGTCCCGTTGGCAATCAGTGATCTGGTGCAGAAGGATCTGGTCGATCGCCTTCTTGATCTCGGCGGCGTCGAACTCTTCTCCGGACTTGTCCAGCCGGATGGCGTCGAAGAAACGCCGCTCTGCAGCTTCGTTCGGCACATCCTGATCTTCCGATTGCCGCCGGCCGAGCCGCCGGATCAACTGTCGGATGCTCCCGGTGTACGTCGAGATCTCCTCCGAAGTCGGAAGCCGTAGCGCGGCGGTCTTGAGCGGATTGTGGATGACCACCGGGAAGGCCGGATATTCGTTGCCGTCCTGCGCCCTGATGCCTTGCAGTTCGCCGTACATAGACTACGCCGCTTTCTCTCCACTCTCTTCCTTCTTGGCGCCGGTGCTTTGCGCGATCCCGGCTACTCCGCACTGGCTCGTGACGGTGAGCACGGTCCCTGCGGTGGTATCCCAGATCGTTGCCAGCGTGCAGGTGACGCTCACGATGCCGTCCTGTTCTCCGTTGACCACAGTCTCGAATTTCACCGCCGGGAAATCGAAGTTGACCCAATGCGTGGAATCGAACTGGACCTTGAGGACCGCATGTTCGCTGATCTGGCTTTTCAGCTTCGCGTATTCGTCCGAATTCTTCAGAAGCCGCGCCGTGAAGGTGAAGGTGCAGGCCCTCGCGCCGATCTCCTGGCGTCCGCGAACTGCCGCGTTGTCCTGCACTCCGCTGCCGGGATAATAGCCGGGGCCGAGCAGCATGTTGTTCTTCCAGCCAATCGAGCCGCTCAACATGGTCTTGGCCGTGATGTAATCCGTGGTCCCGATGGTCAACGTCATCGAGGACGCAAGCAGATAGTTCTCCGACACCAGAGGCGGAAGCGTGACACCGGACGGCGTGGTCATGCGACCGGAGCCTACCCAGTTCACGGTGCATCGTCCGCTCTGGCGTCCCGGCCCGTAGTTGAACTCGTACAGCACATCCTCGACGGAGCATCCGAGAAACGCATTATCGAGCGCCTGACCGCCGCCTTCGCAGATCTGCTCGACCACGCTGAAATAGGGAAGCTCGAGCGTGACGCATGGATCGATCGGCTTGATCGTGTACGTGCCCGTGGTTTCGCTGACATTGCCCATTCCGAAGCCGAAGGCCCACGTCATGAACTCGGCGGATGCGTACTTGTCGATCCGCGCCGCTGCGGACCAGGCTACCGGATAAACCTGCGTGGCAAATTCGTTGCCTTTGCCAACTTCCGCCGCGTCCGTTTCCGTAGTGAAAGCGGTAGGCGCGATCTCCGCGTTCAACTGCCGAAAGCGGAGGTAATTTGTGGACGCCGTTTCAATATCGACTTGGGCGTCCAGTCCCAGACCGAGGATTTTGTTTTGAATTCTCGTCGCCATACTTCACCTCATACAGGCATAACCACTTTCGCGCAGTTCATTTCCGCTAGACCCGGTCCCACGTCGCCCTTCTCGACAAACGTTAGGGTCGAATAGAAGAAGTCCTGGCCCAATTCATCGACCTGATGCAGAAGCGAGGGCGTCTCCATCAGCATGAGATTCTCGTCCACCAGATCGATATACCGGATCGAATCCGCCGGCCGCGGGACCGTTATTGGAAGATTTAATGCCATCCAATAGAGATGCGGCGCCGAAGCCGAGTTGCGCCCGTTGAGCGCATCAGAGGCCTTATTGCGCGGACGCACGTAGAGATTGATCTGATGCTTCCACATCGTCTGGCCGTCGAAATTTCCGCCGAGCATCGCCAGGTAGGCAAGCAGGATGGTCGGCGCCCGCATCTGGCCCAGAGTTTTCATGAGGGAATTCTCTTCGCCGCTGTAGTAGTAGTGGCCCGTGATGTTCTGGGCGCCGCCAACCTCCGTCACCAGTTGCGGGATCGACCGGAACGAATCGAGCACGGAATTCATTACCAGATCGGGATCGAGCATGGCTCCTCACTGGTCCCACGGCAGCATCCGCGCCCGCAATCGCAGATGCATACCACCGCATCGGTCAGCGTCCGACTGCACAATGTCGTAATCGACGCCACCATAGGTCGCGGTATTCCCCAAAAATCCCACCACTCCGAGGTACGACGGGCAAAAGAGCATCAGCATGGCGGTTCCGTTCGCGGAGCCGGGAACGTAGTCTTCTTCCATCGCCGGATTCTTGACCACGCATGGGACGCTGAAGTCGGATGAGCCATCGTTCGGATGCACGATCAATTCGAGCGGCTGGCCGTCCACCACCTTCTGGAACGTGTCCGTCACGATATCGTCCATTGTTCCGACTAGCGCGTCGAAGTCCATCGGTCATGTCCTTGGATACTTGCGTGGCCTTCCGCGCCCGCGGCGTTGCGGCGGCGGAGGAGGGTCGAGTAACGCGGATTCCTCGACCGGGATCTCCACCGCCGGCAGATCCGCTTCCTCATGGGTCGCGATGATCTGCGAGGCCACGGGACGAATAGGAGCGGGAAGATCCTGCCCGAAAGGCTCCAGCCGCCTCTGTTCGTAAAACTGGCGCAAACGTTCTATCCGGATCATCGGCTGAAAGAGTTCTGGATCGACCGCTGCGCCCACCGAAAGTGTGTGATCCCCAAAGACCATCGGACGCCCCGCCACCCGGAACTGGGGGATCGCAGTTCCGTGGCGTGTCAGGTCATTCCAGCTCGCCCGTCTTGTCCAACCGGAGGTCACTTCGACTTGTGCTCCTTGCCGGAAGGCGAGGTCTTCGATTCGGTATGCGAACCGTGCGAACCGGAACCGGGCTGATATGACGCCGGCGGCGTGGGCGCTCCCTCCGTGGTTCTCGGTGGGGGCCATACGGGCGCGGGCGGCATCGTCGGATCGGGAACTACGTCCGGTGTCTTCGCGGGACTCTTCTGCAGGTCCACATGCGTCTCGTCCACGAACTGGTCGAGGGCCTGTCTGGCTTCCCCGGTCACATAATTCGCGGCGCGATAGCCGATCACGGCGTCCCGCACGTATTGCAGGACGGTCTGCTTGTCGAGGGGCTTCTTCTCTTCCGGCGCTTCCGCGTCGGATGTATCGTATTCGAACGGCATTGTTACCTCCTAGATAACGCTCTGCAAGAAGCCGCCCATATCGGCGGAAACGATCTTGTGGACGTATGCAGACTCGATTTCGACGTGGGTCGAGCGATCCGGCTGGAAGTAGTAGCTCGAGATCCGTTCGCCGCCTTCGGTGGCGCCGAGATATCCCGTCCAGGCGAATGTGTATCCGCTGGCGGGCGTCATCAGGCCGGGAGCTTCCGGTGTGTAGCCGATCCAGACGTTCGCGCCGGCGAAGAACGAATTTGCCTCGCCCGCGTTGACGCCCACGTTGTATCCCGGCGGAACATAGGCCGCGCCGGAATTCGGGCCGGCGAGTTCACTTGAGGTGTTATAGATCGCCTGGGCCACATGTATCCGGTTCATTTCGAAGAGCGATGCGAGAGCGTCGAGCGTCACTTTCGCCGGTTCCGCCGAGGTCGCGCCGTACTTCACGCGGTCCACCGTCTGTGGATGATCGAGTAGCATGTCGTAGACTTGCCGGCCGATCACCATCCGGTTGGGCCGGAAGCCCGTCGTCAACTGTACGATGCTTGCGAGCTGACGAATGTCCTGAATCGGAGTGGAATTGGCGAGGCTCCATTTAACGAACGTGTAGCTCGACGCGGGCGAAGTTGCGGGCGCCGTGGGATATGCTCCGCTGGCGGTCGCGCCCCCGGTCCACATGTTCGACCAGATACCGGGCACGAAAAACGCGCTGAACCACATATACTCGCGATTGATCAATGACTGGGTGGTCAGGAGCCGGGTGGCTTCCAAATCCAAGTTGAAGACGGAATCCGCGTTGGCGCGGATCTGATCATCGATGGGTTTGCCGAGCGCCCATACGTCGCACAGATACGACGCATTGTCGATCCGGTAGCCGATATTGTGAACAGTGGTTCCCGGTGCCCGTTTCGCCATCTGATTGCGGTTGAAGTCGGCGCGTGAATACACCGCATACCTGTCGGAGATTTTACTCACCGGCACGATGGGGAATACGTCCCGCGCAATGAAATTGGTCTGGTCCTGCGAGTACATCGCGCTCATGTCCGTGAGTAGCGCATTGACGTGTACATCGCTCATCGTTGGTTGCGGCATGGCGATTCAACTCCTAAGAAAAAAGAGGTCCTACGAGAGGACCGCATTCGACGGCAGCAGACGGGCGCTGATGATCCCGATTGCGGTGGTCGAGGCAAGGCTTTCGAGAGCTTGCGCCACCGCCGTTCCCGTGGCAACCGGCTTGAAAGTTCCGCCGGCATCGACCTCAAGCAGAGTCGTCCCGCCCGTGATCACTTGACTTGCGGAGATGGCGACTTTCGTGGTTCCGGTCGTCTGGATGGTTGCGGCCTGCCCCGCGATCGGATTGTTCTGCAGCACGCCGGCGACTGCCTTGGCCGCAGTCGCGACGACGGCGGTGACGCCGGGAGGGTTGGAGCCGGCGTTGACCAGAGAGACACCGTAGAATTGCTTGGCGCTCAGGTCTGCGCCCGCCGGGGCGCTGATGGTGTTCAGTAGTCCTTCGTTGTACGGCATGGTTTACATTCCTCGTCCACTGGGAACCACGTCGATGGTGGTCCCGAGTCCCAATGCGCCCAGATAGCGCCGCTGATTGTGCATGACCCACTCGGTGAGCACGCGGCCCGCGCCGCTGGGACTCTGAGCGATCACGCGGTCACGTTCCTCCAGATAGTTCTGGTAGATCTGCGGATTGGAGCGGAGAATCGCCGCCAGAGCCTGACTCCGGTTGAGCTTCCCGCCGGAATTCGCGGACATGGTCAGCGCCTGCTGGACGGCCTGGTCGATACTGCTTTGGGCAGTCGATCCGCCTACGCCCTTGTCGCCGGGAACGTAGGAGTTGGTCGGATTCTCCGCAGAGGCTTTCGAGCGCCGGTCCATGAGCAGATCGCTCACGCGGCTGACGCTGTAGCCCTTGGTGATGTAGTCCGCCGCAAGCTCCGGGGCGCCCGCGATCATGCAGAGTTCCGCAATGCGCTGTTCCGGTGAACGGCCGGAGCGCGGCAACTCCGTTACGTGGCCGCGCTTGGCCGTCGCGAGAGCCTTTTTCTTCGACTCTTCGCCTTCGGCCTTATCCTCGCCGTCCTCTTCTTCCTCCTCTTCTTCGTCGTCCTTTTTCGGATCGGCGGCTTGGAGGTCCTCGTCGTCGTCTTTCTTGGCGCGTTTCAATTCTTCCTTCTCGCCCTTTGGCATGGCATTCTCCTTTCCGGTGGTTTCGATACTCGCGCCGGTCAGGACAAGATATTTGAGCGCGAGGGAATATAGCTCGTGATCGTTGGTCGCCGCCGCCTCATCGAGCGCCGCCGCGTAATAACTCGCGGCCTCGCCCTGGCGCAGATGTTGTTCGAGATTTACGGCAGCGGTTTCCTGAGGTGTCGCGGGCATAATTTCTGCCCCCTGTTTTTCAGCATTATTGCCTGACTTTGTATCCAACGCAACAACGCTGAATTGTTTTTGGCCCGTCCGCGCCCCCAATTCCGCCGTGGCTTCCTCGAGGCTCCTAGTTCCATCCGCTAGTAATTTCGGGGCCTTATCGCCGTAGTAAACACGCGCCTGCGTCTTGGCGACTTCCCCCGGCTCCGCGTTCCGGTTCGCCGCCACCGCCGCGATGAACATTCCGTATTCGCGGTCTACTTCCGCCTGGATATCCGAGCGGGCGGATTTCGAGAGCGGTTCGTGCGGATTTCCGTCCACCTTGCGGTCGCCGGCAAACACGTAGGTGTATTTCACGCCCTCCTGGGTGTCCGCTCCGGATTGATCGACATGCACGGCGAAGACGCCGATAGAGCCGATCCCTCCGGTGCGCGTCACATAGACGCGGTCAGTGGCGCTGGCAATTGCATAGGCAGCGCTCGTCGCCAGATCGTTGGCGACGGACCAGATCGGCTTCTCGCCGCGCATCCCCCGGATCGCGTCCGAGAGTTCGAAGCAGCCGTGCGTGACGCCGCCGGGGGAATCGATATCGAGGAGCAGACCCTTCACCGCCGGATCGGAGAGCGCCTCGCGCATGTTGTCGCCCACGTTCGCGTAGGATGACATGCCGCACGCCGCAGACAACCAGGAGTGCCGCTTGACGAGCGGCCCCGCGATCCGCAGGACCGCCACGCCCTGAGGCGTCAGCTTATACGGCTTGCTCTCTTCCTCCGAATCGTCCTCGAATCTGGCGACTATCCCCTCCTGCACAACCAGAAGATTCCCGTTCGCCGGGATCACACGCGAGCTCGCTAACTGGTCTACCGCGGCCTGATCGATTTCGAAGCGCGGACCTACCAGGCGAAGGATGGCTTCTAATTTTTCGGGGAGTATTGCCAAGGGAGAATTGAAAACTGTGGAAGCGAGGTGAATCAGCGGTTTCATCCCATCGCGCCCTCCTTCCGAAAAATCATATCATCCCGCTTTTGTTTCGCTTCCGGCGAGCGCCGCTTTTTCCTCTTCCTGGCCCTCAGGAGCGCCTTCCTCCTGAACCTGCGGATTGGCTTCGCGGCCCACCAGGATTTTTCTCGGATCGGAATCGTAAACCAAGCCGGCCGCGTCTGCCCGCTTGTTGTCCAGAACCTGCTGCGCGTCGATCTGGCTCACGTCCTCGCCCGATTCGGCGCAGACTTTTTCGCGGCTGGTGAAGCCGCACCGGACGGCCTTCATCTTTGCTTCGATATCGTTGGTCGGATCGAGCCAGGGCCAGCCACTCGTAGACCACGTCACATCGAGATATTGATCCGGCTCCTCCGCATATCCCGGCAGATCGAGGCGCCCGCTGATCACCGCTTCATCGAGCCACCACCGTAGCACGGGTTCGCAGAACTGGGTGATCAGCACGTTGTAGATGAACTGTTCGCATTTCCGGTGCGCATCCTGCACGCCGGCGCGGATGCTCGACAGGTTCACGCCGCGGAGATCGCCCGTGATCTGTTCGTAGGTCGCGCCGATGCCCACGGCGAACTGGTGAAGCATGACGTTCATGAACGTCTGCAGGTCATTGTTCTGGGGCAGACTCGGAAAGGTGATGCCCTCGCCGGGATAAAGCTCGTTCAACGATCCTGGCTCAAGATGGCCGTAGCGGATGCCTGGAGGAGCGTAGCCGAACGCCGGCGATGCCGCCGGGACATTCGGCACGATATCGGTGGGGATCACGTCACTCTCCGGAACCGTCTTGGTGATGAACGCCGCGAACATGCTCTGGATCTGTTTTGCGACCGTGGTCGCGTCCGTGTACTTGCTGAGTTCGTGCAGGAGGACCAGCACGCTCGACAGATGCGGCTGGCCGCGCAACAATCCGGCGCGGAACGGTTTATAGCAGTGGAGCACGTTCTCGCTCGTCACGCGGACGAACTGTAGCGGCGCTCCGGAGAAAAACATCGTCTCGCCGGGATGCTCCCGAAACATGTGGTAGGCGGCAAGCCGCCCGTCCGAGTCGAATTCCTTTCCCGTCCGAATCTGCGAACCCACTGGAGCCGTCGCCGGCCCCGGTCCCGCGCCCACCATGTTCAGCCAGATCGGGCATTGTTCGCTTTCGATCAACTGCACCTGAAGCGGCACGCGCATCGTGCGCGGGATATTCGGGTTCGGTTGCCAGGAGTTCGACCGGATATGGCGTCTGACGAAGACCTCGCCGCCTTCGAATATTTCTCGCGCCGCCAGCGCCTGAAGCCCGTAATAGTCGCAGAGCCCTGCCTGGTCGAAGTCCTTGGACGCCGCGCAGAACCGGAACTCCCGCTCGATGGTCAGCTTCTTCTCTTCGTCAGCGAGATTCCACTTCGGCTTGATCCCGTTTCCGACAATCTGCGATTCGAAATTATCGACGGCGCTCGTCGCCAGCGGATTGTTGCGGACCTCGTCATGGCATCGCGCCAGCATGAGGTCCCGCGTGGCCCAGAGACTTGTAGTGGGACCAAGCCGGGACGGATTCCACGGAGCCAGGCGGCGCGCGCCGGCCGAGCTTTCATACGCTGGCCCTCCACCCACGTAGCCGGGATAGGGACCGTAATCGGCGCGGCGCGGAAGGATGCCGGGAGTCCCGCCCGAACTGTGCAGACGCGCAATGGAGCGGGCCGATGCCATCTAGACCTTGACCGGGACCAATAAGCCTATCGCGATCAGAAGCACCGCAATCCAGAGCGGCACTCGATTGCTCAATCCGTTGACCAGAACCAGAATGAACGCGATCAGATAGAGGAACCACGGGACCGAAAACAACATAAACGATCCTCCTCGTTTTTTTGAATTATATGCTCTAAAACGAGCCGGGGATATTCGGGTGTGACAAAAGGAACTGCGGCGTCTCGGTCGCGAGTAGGTCATCGAGCGCACGCCGGATCACTTGCGAGGGTTTCTGTTCGCTCTCTTCGGCCATCCGCTCCGCGAGTTTCAATGCGCGTTTCCGCGCTTCATTGCAACGGCTGATGTGCTCCTGAACAGTCTCATCGAGCGTAATCTCTTCGACCGGATCAGAGGCCTCGACGCCGCCCACGAACGCCCAGAGCGCATCGTCGCGGTAGACCAGCCAGGTCCGGAGGATCGAAGTCAGAGCGGCCCGCTGATCGATGACTGCTTTGCCGCGGGACGGTAGCACGCTGGGTTGAGCGCTCACAGACCCTTCGTGGTGTAGCACCGGATGGTGCGGTTCATGCCACCGCCGCCGAGAGCGCCCGTCGCCGCCAGTTGCTGATACAGCCTGTTTGAGGCCACGATCAATTCGGCCATCGAGGCATAGCGAACGGTGCGGTCTTGAAACCGGACCTCGACCACGCCGCCCGCGATAGCCTGCTGTAGCGCCAGGTATTGTTGCAACAACGGATTCGGATATGGCAAACCGGGAGTCATGGCTCAATGATATTCGATCCAATGCACCAAAGCGGGCGTCCCGCTCATGACCGCGAAGACGTAGTAGTAGCCAGGGAGAACCAGAAGCGTCAGCGGCGCCGTCATCCCGGTTCCGCCTACGGGCTCCGCAATCTCAGCGATCGGCGTGGACGGCGGATTATTCGCATCGCACATCGCAACCATGCTGGCCTTCCCGTTCAATTGCCAGGAGGTCAGCACGTAGATGGCGTGCGGATACGGATTCTGATAGACCGTATCTGCAGCATAGGTGGCGGTGAGATCGTTCTGGCTCGAGACAGTGACTCCGGGTGGTCCCGCCGGCCCCGGCGGTCCAGGCTGGCCTTGCGAAAGCGTGGCGTGGAACTGCTGCCCGTGAGCGAAGCTGACCGAGAGTTTCGCGGGAGGAGGGGATGGCGGCATCCTCTTACTCCCGCGTCACCTCTGGCGTGACGGTCACGGCGCCCGCCAGAAGAGTGGTGATGATCCCATTGGAATCGGTGACCTGCAGATCCCAGACGTAGAGGCCTTGCATCGTCGCCGTGATCGTCGCCGGAATCGTCAGGTCGATATAGGGCGAGTTCACCGCCGCCGCGATCTCATAGAGCACGTCGTTCGTATCCGCCGGCCCCAGTCGGATCTGCGCCTGAGCCGTGTACCCGGCGAGGACTTGATCGGGCGGCGTCCCGCCATTGGAAACGGTGACCGTGGCAAAGTAGTCATCGCCCTGATACAAATCGAGATTGGCTTTTGCGGCGCCCATCCCCTTGCCGGGAATTCTATCAGACCGATTTTCCCAAACGCAAAAAAGCCCCGCTGAACCCTACGGCCCTCGAAAAGAGAGGCGCTTTCAGGGTCGCGGGGCTTGGGCACGCACGAACGGTGATTTACTTCCCTCCGCACTGCGGGCACTGGCAGATGATCTCGCCCAGATACTCCAGGTCATGGCTCTTCACTTCATCCTGGCGAAGCTGACGGTGATATCCAATCACACCGTGGATATGACTCGACACCGGGATATCCGGGCGCTTGTGTGCCAGGTCCGGTGGCGCCGCGATGTAGTCCCAACCCTTCGGGAGTCCCGCGAATGCCGCAGGACGTAGCAGTGGTTTGTAGATGTGGCGTGGCATCAGACTAGGCTCCGTTTCCTCCGCTGACTGGGAAGCGGGATTACCGCATCGATGCCATCCGCTCTTCCGCTAACCGTCGCGCCGCCATCCCGGTATTCCCGGCAAACCTCGCAACTGCAACCCTGTCCGCGCACGTTCCAGTCGCGGCCGGCATCCCAATCAACCTTGGCGTGTCTATGGATTAGTTCAACCTTCTCATGCTCCTGGTATTCGCGCCGCACGTAGATCTTCCGGTCCACCGGCTTCGGTATCCAGCCCCGCTGATCCATGCGGGCGTGAACGTCATGCGCCAGATTCGTTTCTTCCGCCGGCGAGAGTTCCTTCTTGCAGTCGATAAAGAATTTCACTTCGTAGCGTGGCATTGTTCGTTCGTTCCTTTTATTTCAGACCTTTTCCGCTTCGGCCTTCTTCAGGGCTGTTTTGCAATACGAGTCGATCTCAATCAGCGATTGCCGAAGTTCAGCCAACCGCTCAGGATTCAGACAACGGGCCGGGAGTTTCTCGCCACTCACGCCCGTTTGTTCATCACTCCAGAAACGGACTGTCTCTGAGATCAGAACCAATGCCACTTCAAGCGAGAGGCAAGGTCTAGAGTTCGCAGTCATGACGCTCGTTGTATTCCTGTTCCGCTTCGCGAATGGCGTCAACAATAAACTCGTAATCCGCATCTGAGTTCGTCAGGCCAGCGAAGCTGTTCAGAATTTCATGCTCGACGGCCTGTCGATTATAAGACCAGCCGTGCGGGCATTTTGCTTCAGCTTCAACGGCCTTCCGCGCCCGTTGTAGAACCGTTTTATAAGCCGGTCTTTCGTTCATTTGTTCTTTCGTTCGTTCCATTTTTCGACTCCTGAAAAAGCCCTCTCAAACCCTACGCCCTCTCAAACCCTCGCCGGATTTCCGCCGTCGGGCCGCTTGCCACTGCGCCTCACTTCCTAAAAGCCCTTCTTTCGCAGATTGCCTCGCGAACGGTCGATGCTCTCCCGTGGCGTTTTTCCCGCCAATCGAGCCTCAATATAAAGGCTCTGCCGAAATGGACTGCGAAGATCCCATAGTTCGACCGCTTCCCGGCGATACAGATTCGTCAATCGCGTCGTTTCGGAGAGGCTCTTCATGCCGCATCTTCTTTCGGACGATTCGGGCACTCAGTGAAGTGATCCCGCCATTCCCGCGCCGTCAGAGCGGCGCCGCATTCGCCGCATCGCATCCGGACTCCAGGCTTGCGACCGGAATTGGCGCGATAGCCGCCATGCTTTGGCGCTTCTACTACTGCTCTCTTACGCACTGGAAACCTCCTCTCCCTCTCCGGTTAGCGTTTGATACTCACATCTGGATAACGCGGCTCATACCACCCGTCTTCACGAGCGGCCCGCCGCGCCCTCTGTGTGACACTTACGCTCGATATCGACTGCCCGCCGGCGAACGGGAGATCCCGTTCCTGGCCGTCACTCAGGTGAACGCGGGCATACCAGCCCTCATTGACCGTGCCATGATCCTTATCCCAGATTGCTTCGATTCTGAATACCGTCTGCTTCGTGCTCATTTTTTTTCCTTTTTTCAGGCCTGGCCCTCCCCTCCCGGCGGAAGGCCCGTCCCGAATTTCCAACTTCCAAAAAAGCCCCGGCAAACCCTACGCCCTCCCAAAACACGGGGCGGATCGACGGGCGCGGCGCGACGGCACGCGCCCCCGGTGGCTACAGCCCCAGAAGCTTACGGGCATCCCGTAGCATGGGGCGATGCCGCCCGTTCTCGTTGTACTTGAGGACCGCTTCAAGCTTCCCGGCGAGTTCTTCCAGCTTCGCCGCCGCTTCCGGCACGCCTACATCCTCACGATTCTGAGCGGCCACCTTCAGCCCTTCGATGACTACCGCCAGTTCTTCGTTCGTCAGATTCGACATGCTCATTCCCCCAGATAGTTGTAGCTACCATCCAACCAGCATTCGCTAGCCGCTACGCGCATCACGTTCGTTTCATCGTCGCCGTGGTATTCGTCCCAACTTTCGGCGCCAGTCCTTTCGCTATGAACCTTCCAGGCCCGTTTCATGTTTGCGAGAGCTTCTTTCTTCGTCACGCCGAAGGCATCGAAGCTGAAATACGAAGTCTCCAGATGCGCCCAATACAACGCCACCGCTTGTGTCTTCTTTGCCGCCATTACCGGACTCCCTTCAGCTTGTATTCCGCGCCTTCGACGTAAGCAACTCGCTTACCGTCATTCCCGCGAACGTCGATGATTTCAGCGGATTCATAACGCCGCAAATGAGCCATCATCCATGCGGTGGCTTCCTCCACCGTCTCGAAATACTGCGAACGGTTCGATTCAAACGGGCGCCCGTCCGTTGGGTATAGCGCCTTGCAGATCACGATGTACGGCCTCATCACGCCCACTCCGGTCTTGGATTATCCGGCGCCGCTTCGGGATCGACCTCCGCGACGGGTTCGATCTCCACTACTTCCCACTGATACGCTTCGTTCGCTTCTCTACGGCCAGCGGCGGTAGTTTCTATCGCCATCATTTCGCGCTTCCACTCCGCGCCAGCCCGCTCTGCGGCGCGTTCACTGTGATAGTGTCCCGGCAAGGCGCCGCAAGCGTGGCCGTTGTCCCAATTGATCTGATAGCTCCCGCAATCGAAGGCGATACGCTCCCCATCGACCCACTTGCCCATGAGCTTCCGGCGGTATGCCATGTAGTGCATCGTAGGGTCCGCATTCGGGTGACGGTCGCAGAACTCTTCGCTGATAGCTCTGATGGCCGTGTAGCGGCTTCGAAATGTGCCAACGCGGAGCATTCCATCCGGCGTGGCTGTATAAATCGCGACTGTCATTGTTCCATCACCTTCAGGTCTGAAGGCAAATAGCCTTCGCGTTTGAAATTCATTTCGTCCTTCCACGCATAGGGAACGCCAATTTCGCCATTGGGCGCCCAATGCACTTCATAAAGCGTCACTTCTTTGCCGGATACGAGCGCATCACCGTGCGCCGCGATGACTACGCCACAGTATTCTGGCATTCGGACGTGCTTTACTCGCGAACCAATCTGAAGGGATTTCATGCGACCATCCCCAGGAATCCGTTGGCACGGTTGCGGACCTCGTCCGTGACGTGTTCCTGCAAATACCGGATGATGCTCAAATAGACGCCTTCCCGGCTCAGGTGGCGCGGTTCCAGCGTGCCCTCTTCAATCGCCACCGCCAGCGTCCGCAACGCTTGCACGGGTTTCAATCCCCCACCGCAGATCCAGGTGTCCACTTCGCATTGGACGGAATTCCAGAACTCCACGTCTGACACGGTGTGCGCGTCATCTTCGAAAGCGCCACCGTACCCGTTCGCATCAACATGCTCGTGCAGTCCTGAGAAATCACAGATGGTGGCGGGAACGGCGCCCGTCACCGTATCGTGGATGATTTCCACTTTCGCCCGCGCCACCACGGCGGCTAGCTCCTGATCGACCATTACGCCCCCTCCGCGCCGCCGAAGGCCACGGTCAGAATGAACTTGCCCATTTCAATCACGGCCCAGATGAAGAGCACCAGTTCGAAGATCAGCGGTTTGCTGATGTGCATGGCGTGCTGAATTGCCTGTACGATCTCAGTGAATTTCGTCATGTTCGTTCGTCTCCCGTTTGTTGGGATCTACCGTCCCATCGCTTCCAACGCGAGTTCAGCCTGAACCACGCGCCGATAGTTGTCATCCGCATCGCAGATCATCGATAACGAAGCCAGTAAGTTTTCTCGCTCCGCATCCCACAGTTGGCAGTATTCCGGTTCGCGGGAGCAGACACCGTCTTCGTGATCACAAGGATCATCCGCATCCCAATCGAAGTGCCAGTTCTGTTCCAAGGCGTGCTGTTCAGCCGCCGCGAGTTCTTTCGCGCCACGCTCACGCCCTTGCTCTTGCGTTTCGGTTTGTGGATTCCAACTAGTGGCGCCGTTGTCGTAGAAAAACTGCTCAATCTTCGTCATGTTCGTTCGCTCCTTTCGATCCGCCGTCTTCGCGGCGTCATCGACTACTTCTCAATCCTATCTTGATTCGTGACACAAAGCAAGAACTATTTTGATGACTCCCTCAAATGATCAACGCCCGTTTGAGTAATCGCCCATGCGTAGGGCGGATTGTGCGAGACACATCGCGCCAGATTCTTTTGCTGAAGAGCCAAGAGCACGGAGCCGTCCGCTCCCGCTGGCATTGGCCCCCGGCTCTGAAGCTTCAAGAGAACCTCCGTTTGACGCTTCGTGAGCTTATGCGTCTTACCAGCATTCTGCTTTTCCCATTGGGCGATTTGGGCATCCCGATAGCGGCTGAATGAGGCGCGATTCATGTTCGTTCAGTTGGGCAATGCGATAATCGCCCGTGGCCTTTCAATCAAAAGCCACGTGGTCATTGAAGACCATGTCTCGTTGATCAGTTCCCGCTTCATCCAAAGCGAACGGGCGTGTACGTATGCTTCGCCTGGATGGTATAGCCTTCGGTAATCTCGAAACATCTGTTGAAGTGTCATTTCGTTTTTCCGTTTTTTTGGGACGGCCAGGTTTTTGCGGCCGGCAAAAAGCCCCCGCCGGCCCTACGCCCCTCCAAAACACGCTCTGTTCCGCGGCCTGACTCGTAACGCACGGCACCTTCGTGCCCTAGCGGACCTCCAGAATTTCGGCCCGCATCGTTGGCGATATCGTTACCCCAATACTCGCCCGTGAACGTATACCGGATGGCGCCGTCCGGACGCTCATAAGACCGCCAGTCCTCTTTATCAAAGAGAACCCACATGAAACCCTCGCCGGATTCCACGATGGAGCCTAGCGCCGCGCCTTCATCGACGGACGCCAGCACGCGCCCGTTCAAGGCGCGGATAGCGGCTTCGCACGCCACGGGATCGTCGCCCGCATAGAGCCGGATTGGGTGAGGGTCCGTGCCGGGACCAGACACCGCATGAAGGTATGCGTGATAGCGGGCATTCTCCGGAAAATCAGAATCGCGATATTCGCGCTCTTCCAACTGCTCATGCTCACACCAGACCACGATGCAAGGCGCTTCGGCGTCTTCCGTGAATCCTTTAAGCGGCTTTTGCGCACGTCCGCATGAATCGTTGTGATAGCTCCAATCCTCGAAACCGAGGTCCCGCAGAAATTGCGGAAACTCAATCGTGTCCCAATCTCTAAACATCACCTGTTCCATTACTCCGTCACCTTCGCTTTCGGTTGCGCCAGCCAGTGGCAAAGTTTTTTGAGAGATTCACAGCCACGAGCCAACTGCGTCTGAGCATCCCAATTTTTGGAGATTTTCATGTGACAGTATGAGCAATACGTCTTATCGCCGTCGATAGTCGGAATCGACCACGAGCCAAAGGGATTATCGACCATCCTCGAATCCAGCTTGCGCCCGCATTCGCAACAATTCGCCGCTATCTTCGGCAAAGTAACCTTATACATTTTTTCCATGTTCGTTCGTCCTCTATTGACCTTCGTTCTGTTCCGGCATGGGTTCGTCCCAAACCCACGCCATCGCTCCGATACCGTACACGTGGACCGTCTTTCCCGGCTCCACTTCGATATCCTCGCCTTCGTACACTTCCGTTTCCTGAGCTTCGGGAAAGCTCACCAGATACCCGTCGCGTTGCGGATCAAAGTACATATCCGGCGGTTCGCACGCCTTGTCGCCGTCCGTTTCGTAATCCTTCGCCGCGCTCTCGTTCCACGCCTTCATTACCGCTTCGGCCCCCTCCCGTGTGAAGTATGGGATGCGCCAGCCATTCCATGCGTACTCCGTGATCACCCATGCGTCCGTGGGCGGCACGGTGTACCCGTCGCCAGTGAGGTTGTCCAGGCAAACCTTCTCCCACCGATATGTCGTTGTCTGTTCCATCCGTTCGTCCTCGTTCCGATTTTTCGATCCGCCAAAAAGCCCCGGCAAACCCTACGCCCGTGGCAAACGCGCCTAATATTCCCGTTCCAGCTTCGCCGCCAGCATGAATCCAGCCGTGCGCATGCCGCACGATGCGTCATACGACGCTTCATCGCGAACCAATTGGAGGAAGTCCGCATACCCCTCATGGTCCGTGAACGTCAGGGTACGCCCGTCAAGCTTTGCCGGATAGTAATCGTCTTTGGCGCAACGATCTAACAGGTATTGGACGTACTTCGCTTGCCGCTCCGTGAGTCTCATTTACTTGACCTCCGTCAGAGTCCACGTGATACCTACGCCGTATTCGTCACGGCCCTTATAGGCGCCGCTCAGGATCTCTTCCCACTGTTCACGCGAATAGACGGAATCGAGTTCATTGAAGTCGCACGTAAAGAAGTCATACACGTTATAGCCGTCCGTGTTCAGGACCGTGTGCGGCACGTCCAACTTGAGCCGATACGTGTATTGCTTGTCTTCATCCGCCATTCCCGGCACGTTGCAGTAAACCCAATGGCTCACGGCGCCCTCGCACTCCGTGTCCCAACGATGCGAGAACATAGGGTCGAAGTCGCCGCTTACGGACTCCGGAAACAACTCAACCACTTTCGCCCAGAACGCATCTTGAGCCGCTTCGACCGCTTCTTTAATCCGCGCCTTCATGGCGGCATTGTCCTTTGCGACCGCATAGACTACGTCCGCAGTAAAGACCGCCGCTTCGCCGGAATCGAGCTTTAATTCGACGTTGTCACCGTCATGCGAGAGCACCGTGCCACGCATGACTCGCGTCTTGTATTCAGCCGTTCGCGTTGCAAACAGCGTCCCTGAAAAAGTCTTCCCGTCAACGGTGAACGGTTTGCCCTGATACCCGTTGATGAAGACTCTGTCGCCAGCCTTATGCTGTTTGTTGTTCATTCGTTTCGTTTCCTCCCGACTTCTCTTAGATCGTCTCATGATTCGTGGCACGAATCAAGATCTTTTTTTCGACTTTCTTTTCCGGCCCTCCTTTTTCGAGGAAACGGCCAGCCCGATTTTCCAGGCCCGCAAAAAGCCCCCCACGGGCCTACAACGTCCAGACACACGCCAGGTTTTCGGGCGCTACCCGTAACGCACCTCGTCAAAGTGTCGGCCGGCGGCTGGTTTGAGCCTAACCCTTACAGCGCATTGGGCTTAAGCCCGTTTCCGGGGGATCGAACCGCCCTATCGTGCGCTCTAAGTCAACCCATTGAAAACACGGCGAAAATTTCTCTTGACGCATTCTCACGCCAGTGTCCGATTCGAGCCTACAGGCGCCCGCTCATGACGGCGCGATACAGGCGCCGATTGTCCGCATGAGCCGCTATCACCCATTGGAGCCATTGGCGCCGTTCGTGGCGCGGTATGGCGTGCCACGTGGCGTATCCTCGCTTCAAACGGGACACGAAGTACCGGGTCACGGCACGGTCTGATTGTCCAACATGACAGCGGCCTACAATCTGACGGACGATAGACGGCGCCTTCATTGCGCACTCCGCTCTATCGCATCACGCAAGGTGCGCAAAGCGTAACTACGATGCATGGCGCCACCGTACCCGTAAACTTCATGGCGCGATACGGATCTCATAAGCTTCGTGCGGAGTGAGCCGCTTCGAAGTGTTCGCGCAAAACTGCGCATACTCGATTGCCTTTTGGAGCGTCAATCCGTTTCCTCCATACGGCGCGATACCGCCGCGCCGTTTCGCCAGTGTTTCAATGGCTCTTCAGTGGAGTTACGCTTTAGGCAAGCGGAAACGGACCAGCCATGTAGGCCCATGCGAATTGCGGAGCGCATGCAACGGGCCTATGGCGCTTGCACGTTCCCACTGGTCACGGAGTGCGGACTTCCAATTGCGACCGTGAATGCTGGCGTACTTGCGTAGCGCGTTCAATTCGTCCGTGGTCAATTCACGGAGTGTTTCACCGTATACCTTCAAAATTCGATACCTTCAAGACGAACGGATTGGCCGCTCGTTTCGCCGCGCCACGGCTCATCAGTGGAGTTACTCGTTTGGGTCGCCGTATGCGGACTCCGTGAACGAATTACAGTACTCGCACTCTTCAGGAGGACCTTCATAGTGGACGTAGTGACCGATAATCACCAAATCAGGCCATTGTTGAGTATCAACCGCACACTTCGCGCAACAGACGAACTCTTCACGGTCATTGACCTCCAGTTTTCCCGTTTCCTCATCACGCCAGCCACCTACAGCCATATACATGACGGGATAACCTCCAGGCCATGCGTATGGCTGAAGGCTTTTGCGTTGTTCGTCTGTTGTGTGCATGTTTCGGTGTCTCCAGACGGCGCCGTTCGCGCCGTTTCGCCGTGGTCGCAACGGCTCATCAGTGGAGTTAGGCGACTAGCACCACGAACGGATTCGACAGTGGAGCCGTGCCGTTAGTCTTCACAATGAAAGCCGAATCCTGTTTCCTGGCTGGCCCTTTGGCACGGAGTCCAACTACCACGGACTCGGTGTCCAGAAAACGCAAATCATGCGTGTCGCCGTCAATCACGCGATACCCGTTCCACGAAACAGGCAAGTCTTGACCTTTGCGCGTATCGAAGACCACGGCGACATTCACGCCATGTTTCAGCGCATCCAATGCATCATTGAGGTTATGCCCGGAGTAAGAGAACGTGAGCCGATAGTTGGCTCGTTGACGCAGATAGGGTTTCGGAAGCTTCGTATAGTCATAGAACATGACGGATGGAAACTCTTTACTCATCTGCATTCCTAGCCATGCGAGATCAGAGGTGCCATTCATACGAACGGCTGGAATCATCCCCATATCGGCTGAATCTCGAATCAAGGCGAGAATGTCCGTGCGAAGCGAAGCTAAGAACAACTCGCGATTCTCAACGAGGAAAAGTGTCTTTGCAATGCGCTGGCGAATGGTCTTTGGAAAGGCGCCTCTACCAGCACGAAATAGGCAAGCCTCAAGACAACCCTTGCTGGCATACGTGCAAGTATTGATGACTCCGCTTTCGTTTCCAGGCGCCAGATAGCAGATACCCGTCCGGTAGCCTAACGCTTCACCCTTGCTCGTTTTGGCATTGTCGCAAGTTAAAACGGCGCGATAGCCCTTTGGGCGCCGAATCAGGACCGTGGTCTTGCGCTTGCGTTTCGTGGTTGCTTTCGTGTTCGTCATGTTCATTCGTTCCATTGACTCTATGATCGTCTCATGATTCGTGCCACGAATCAAGCGAATTGCTCGATCACGACGAAAATATTTTCGCTGGCGTGAGCCGCATTGTGAGTCGCACTAAGAGATACCTCTAACAGCGCATGGCAGTCATGGCATAAGACTTCACCACGAGCCGTCATCTGATTGCACTGTTTCCAAACCGTGCGCTTGAGTAGGCGTGTGCGGCGCCCTGTATCCCACTGGTAACCGCTCTTGCATCTCGAATCCCACATCGTGCTCGTTGTCATGTCCGTTCTCCGTTTCGTTCGTGCCGTTCGCGAAGCTTCAGCCTACCATGCACTTTCTAACTCGGGCCGCATTCGCCCCACGCCGGGCCGTCAGCGAATAAGCCCAATGGTTGCTTGGGGTTGCCGCGATTCGTAACCTCAAGAGCCGCCCGCCGGCCGCGAACGGAGGTAAGTATCTTGTTATGAAGGACCTGGCGCGGCTCGTAACCTCGAGTAACCTCGAGTGCCACGGGTCCTTGGTGTATGGGGTATGTCGGCGCGCCGGTGTCCGCAGTTCGCGCTTTGACCGAGTACCGTAAGTACTAACTGGGCCGTTTCTGTGGTTGTTCGTACTAGGGCAGGACTGACTATTATTAGTCGCCGGGAGTTTTAGGGGCGGATTTCCCAGTTCCAGCCGCTTTTGGTGCGGAAGGCGCGGGCGACAGCGCCGTTGGGCATGATGATCTGATATTCGGAGGGATCGACGCCGGCGCGCGCGAGATCCGCGAGGTATGCGGGGAGCCAGCCGTTGGATTGAAGGGACGGAACCTGGCGCGAGTCATGGAAGACGCCGGCATTGCCGTTGGCGAATAAAATTATGCTCTTGGTCACGTGCGGGTATAGTATCGCAACATGTCCGGATGGCAATTACGGTGCGCAATCTGCAAGCGTTTCGAAACGAATGATCTCGTCGTATTGCAAGAGCACGCGATGAAGAAGCACGGGTACACGCACGAGGACTTTCAGAACCAGGAGCGGCGGGAGAAGGAGCGCGGCGAGGGGTATATCTGGTCATTCATGCAGGACGGCCAGGATTGGCTCGACGCTACGCCAGTGGTAGAGTAATCGACAATGCAAGAGCGATGGCTCTGTATGTCGTCGGTACTCAGTTGTGCAGTCTCCTAGAGGGGTAGGCCAGTTGAACAGAGCCATCGTATAAAAGAGGTTTTGCGATGGGAAAGCGTTCGCCGCGGCAACGGATCGAGAATGTGGGCGTGAGCGCGTTGGCGCGGGAGACGGGATTATCCGCTTCCACGATCAGCGATCACATGCGAAAAGGTGAGACGCCGGATCAGATCAGGGCGTATGCCAAAATCCGTAGCAAAGCAAAACAGGAGATGGCGGAAGCGTTGCCGCCGGCGAGGAAGCAGCAGACCGCTTCGAAGCCGGATACAGGCGAAGAGACGGAAGAGGAGAAGACCGAATATGAGGCTCTCCTCCGCTTGCAGGGTATCCGCGATCAGACCGAGGCGATGAAATTGCGCCGCGCCAAGGCGCTGGCGGAAGGGCAGGAGATCACGAATAGGCAGAAGCGCAGCGAACTGGTTCCGGTGGTCTATGTGCGGCACTGGGCGATCAAGTTTCTGCAAGCCAGTCGGGACACGCTTGAGAAAGGGCCGTCCGAGCTACAGGACAAGTTGTCGCTCGAAAACGATCCGAAGAAGTGCGGCGCCATTCTCCAGGTTTGGGTCGAGAGCGTGCTCAACAAGCTGTACGAGTTGGAGACACTCTGGGGCGAAGGCCGGGAAGAAGAGAAGGTCGCGTGACGATCGAGGAGTTTCAGGAGATCGGTTTCCCGTATCCACCGCCTCTCTTTCAGGAATTCCGCGAAGTATTCAAGGTTCACAGATGGCTGAATCTGGCTGAGTGGAGCGAGAAGAACATCGTTCTCTCGCCCGAGTATTCGGCGGCGACGGGCAATCTGCAACTCTACGGCTGGCAGAGGGGGATCTTCGACGCGATCAGCGATCCGTCGATCGAACAGGTGATCATCATGAGCGGGACTCAGTTGGTGAAGAGTCTCGCGATCATGTGCGCGATCGCGTATTGGATCGTCACAGATCCGGGTCCGATTCTGCTGGTGGAGCCGAAGAAGGACGCGGCGACTCAGTTCAGCAAACGGAGACTCGCGCCGATGAGCCGGGATTGCCCTGCGCTGAAGGGAAAGCTCTCGGACAGTGTGCATGAAGGTTCGTCAACGACGCTGTCGAAAGAATTTCCCGGCGGGAATCTGCTGATCGTCTCAGCTCGCACGCCGATTGACCTCGCGCAGCATACGATCCGCTATCTGGTGTGCGACGAGATCGACAAGTACAGCGAGGATGTAGGCGGGAGCGTTCAGCGACAGGGCGAAGGCGATGCCGTGGATCTGGCGTGGGAACGCGCCATGACGTATGGGAGCCGGCGGAAGCGCGTGATGGCGTGCAGCCCCACGGTCGCGGGAGTGAGCCGGATCGGGAAGGCGTATCAGCAGAGCGATCAGAGGAAACCGTATGCCGCGTGTCCGCATTGCGGCTTCCGCCAGGTCCTGCGGTTCCGCGACAAGACGGGCTACCACGTGAAGTGGGATTCGAGCGTGTCGGAATCGATGCGGCCGGCGACGGCGCGGTATCACTGCGTGAAGTGCGACCGCCCGTGGACGGAACAGGAGCGCTGGCGGGCCGTGAACGACGTGGAATGGCGCGTCGAGAATCCGCTGACGGACGGGAAGGTGGCGGGATTCTGGGTGAATCACCTGTACGTGCCGCCGCAATGGAAGCGGTGCTCCGATATCACCCGGCACTTCCTGACGGCGAAGGATGACCGGCAGAACCTGAAGACGTTCATCAATACGGTTCTCGCGGAGGAATGGGTCGAGGAAGGCGAGGCCCCGGAAAAAGAGAAGCTGTTTGCGCGGCGCGAGGCGTATGCGTTCGGGGATGCGGCGGTGATTCCGCAGAGAGGCCTGTTCCTGACGGCGGCGGCTGACGTTCAGGAGCATCCGCCGCGGCTCGAGGTCGAAGTGAAGGCGTGGGGCCGAGGAAGAGAGAACTGGAGCATCGGCTACTGGGTTCTGCAGGCGTTCGCGTCGAACGGCCAGGAGCTTCCGGTCACTTCCGCGGAGTTGTGGGACCAGCTTGAGGAGTTGCTTCAGCGCGACTGGCTCCACGCCAGCGGGCATTACCTGCCGATCCTCGCGATGTGCATCGACACCGGACGGAATCCGAAGCCCGTGTACGAGTTCACGCGCCGGCCTGGTCACCGCCAGTTGCACTACGGGCCGGGAGGGATCAAGCTCGTCGCGCACCGGACCATCGTCCCGGTCAAAGGCACGCCGGATGCGCTCCGGATCATCGCATCGATCTCGAAAGAGGACGCGGCCCGCCGCCGGCAAGGAATCCGCATCATCGGGATCGGCACGCACTGCGCGAAGGGCGAGATCTTCGATCTGTTGCGGCACGCGCTCCCGCATCCGGACGATTCGCCGTCGCCGGGATGCCACCACTTCCCGCTCTACGACATGGTCTACTTCGAAGGCCTGACTGCGGAGGTCCGGATCGTGACCGAAGCCGGGAAAGTGGAGTACGAACAGCGCTACAAGCGCAACGAGCCGCTCGATCTGGCGGTCTATAACCGCGGCGCGGCGTCGATTGTGGGCATCGACCGCTTCACGGAAGAGGCCTGGAGGAAGCTCGAAACCGCCGTCGAGCCGCTGGAGAAGCCGGAAACGCCGCCGGCCGCTCGTCCGGAAGCGCCGATGCCCGCCGGCGTCCCGGTTTCCCCGGCGCCGGGAGGGCAGTTGCGGCCCGTGCGCGGCGGATTTCTGCGATAAATTACGGCAAAGGAGGGCGCGAACAATGAGGCGCTTTCTCGTTTTGGTCGCGATGACGGCGATGGCCGCTCCAACAACCTTCAACGGATCTCTGGGGCATTTCACAAACACCGGGACGGGCGTGGCGCGAAACCTGCAATTCGTGGCGTCCAGGCACACGGTGACGTTCATTCCTGCCAGTTCCCCCAGCGCCTGTTCGGCGCGGATTGAAGGCAGTATCGACGGGACGAATTACTTCGATCTGAGCGGCCCGCAGACCTGCACCAGTCCGGTGATGTTCCACATTAGCGACAAGCCCATAACATCCGTGCGGGCTTTCGTGATCACGCTGACGGGCGGATCAGTCGATGCGCAATATCAAGGGGTGCAGTGATGCGGCGCCTGGTTCCGGCGGCGGCGCTGATCGTCGCTGGCGCAATCGCGCAGACCTCCGTAATCGGCGGCGGAGGGGGATCGGGCAAAGCGCCCTATTACTCGTCGCTGTTTTCGTCGGTGTCCTCCGCGACCGTTCCCGGCGCCACGCACGGGTTTACGGCTGCTCCCTGCGGCCTTGTCGTAATGGTGTACGACAATTCGACTCCGCGACAGTTGCTCACTCCCAACGGCTCCCCGCCGGTCACAGTCGATCCGGTCACGTGCGATGTGGTGGTGCGGTTCTCGGCGGCGACGAGCTTTTACGTGGCGATCAACGGCGGCGCGGGGCCGCAAGGATCTGCGGGCGCGGCGGGACCAGCTTTCAATCCGCTCGACCGGACGGTGTTCTGGAAGATCGACAATTTCTGCGGCGGCGAATTTCCCTCGACCACCGTGGACGTTGTGGGCGAGATGGGCTGGCATTTGGGAGTAACGAACGCGGGCTCCGCGAGCATTTCGAATCTACTGGGAACGGATCTGGATGCGAATCACCCCTGCGGCGTCAAGCTGGTCAGTCCCGCCAGCACGGGCAATGGATCGTATCTTGAACTGTTCGGCGGCGTTCTTGCCAGCGCAATGGCGGCTGGCAGCTTAAGGCCTACGACGATTGAGTATCACTTCAAGATCTCGAGCACATCGAACATCAAGTTTTACCTGTCATTCCTTTCGGCGGCGCCATACTCCGTGAGTCTGGGAAACTCCACGGCTGGCTGCTGGCTCCGCTATGACACCAGCCTTGGAACACCGGACACCGGATGGATGGCGGCGTGTTCGGATAGCGCTGCGCAAACCGTGTCCGCTCTGGCCGGGACGCTCGACACAAACATCCACCGGGTCACGCTGACCTGGACTGCGGCCGGCTCCTTTTCGATGGCGATGGATGGCGGAACGCCCACTGTAATCAGCAAGGCGATACCGTCCAGCAGTCAACTGAAGACGGGCGTGGCCGTCTCGAATGACGGAACCTCCACCACAAGCGCGGCATACGTCTATAAGTTCGTCGTTCAGCAAAGCGGGCTGGTGGTGAATTGAGCCCGCCAGAGCCTCAAAATCGCTGAAAAACCGCGTTTTTCAGGCAAAAACAGGCGAAAAATGACATTTTCTGGCGTTTTCGTGCTATTCTGAAGGAGTTCGTTTCCTTTCGACCTTTCGGAGGACCGCATTTTCCCTAGAGATGCGGTCCTCGATTCTTTTTGGGGCGTATTGCCCATCTGTGCAGTACCCAGAGGCTCACCGGACGAGCCACTACTCGTTTTTCTCCCTCATTTGCGGTCGAAAAGTGTGTAGTTCGTGAAAACATGAACATGTCGATCTGTTTGCGCCGTTTCGCATCGACGGGACGGGTCCGGTCCTATCCATCGTCCAGCCCCGGCTCGTTCGATTCTGGCGCCGGGGAGGGCCTTCTGGTCGATGCCGGGAAGTTTTTACGGACGAGGGCCTGCCGCATGGCAAGCTCTTCCGGCGATAGAACACGCTTCGGGAACGCACGGATCATGCGGATGGCCGCTTTGGCGTTCTCGACCGGGATGCCGGCGATCTTCACGTCCTGAACGCGCCGTCCGGTCTTCGGATGCGGGGAAATATCACCCATCCAGAGTTTTCCGCCCAGCGCTTCCCATCGGCTTCGATTGGCAGGAGCGCCGTCCGTGACCATCAGGCATAGCCGCCCGTCATCCACGTACAGGTGGCCGCGTTTACCGGGGATGATCTTGTCGCCGCAATCGTCCTGACGGATTCTGAGCCGCCGGTCAGCGGCGAAGGAGTCAATCGTCATAAGAGATTTCCTCTGGCGGGAGAGATTTTGAACGGGCGGTCTGCCGGGAGAGGCGAACCGCCCGTGTGCCCCACCGCAGTAAGGCGGCAAAACCCACAGAGTGGGGAATCGGTCCAGCGAGATCCCAAGCACGGGAGCGCCGAGCCGAATTCAAGGAACAACCGAGTCGCTACCGGAGGTAGGATAGCCGATTGCGGCGGGAAAAAGAAAGAGCCTACAGCCGGAAATGGGATGTGCTGTAGGCTCTTCTGCGCTCTGCAAGGTTCAACGCTTCTCGACTACGCGATCTCAGTATACATCGCGGATTTCAGCGCG